ATAAGTATCAAATGTATCTACAGATGTTTGTCTCATTGTACCTGCATCGTTAGTGACAATACCATCACTACCTGCAACTGCTGTAGTACCTACTGAAGTATCACCATCAGAACTTGTATTGATTTCTGTACCTGTAGCATTAACACCTTGAACATCTCTGTTAGCTTCTACATATGCTTTGATGCTTTGTTGTGTAGCTAGTTTAGTTGCACTATTACTACTAAAGTCATCTTCATCAGCTATGTCCGTAATTGTTACAGAACCGTCAGTAAGTGATCCAAAAGATATTGTACCTGTTGTTGTAATGTTAGATGAGCCATTATCTATTGCACCAAATCCAGAGCTTATACTACCACCATTCAATGCACCAGTAGAAACTAGGTTAGGCATTGCAGTTATTTCATCATCAAAGTATGCAGCTAAGTCTGTAACTGCAACCTGCTTCATGGTTCCAGCATCATTGACAACTACTCTGTCTGCATCTGCTATTGTAGTACTTGAAGCTGTTGTATCACCATCCATAATGTTTAGTTCAGTAGCAGTAACTGTAGCTCCGTCAAGTATGTTTAACTCTGTTGCTGTTGATGTAACACCATCTAATATGTTTAGTTCTTCTGGTGTAGATGTAATCTGTGTTGTACTTACAGCAGCTAGTACTGGAATTGTACCTGATTGGTTAGGTAGGTTAATGGTACGATCAGCAGTAGGATCTATTATAGTAAGTGTAGTTTCATGTGCATCAGCAGTAGCACCTTCAAATACTACAGCATTCTCTGCATTCATTGTAACAGTATCTACAACTGTCTGTGTTCCACTAACTGTAAGATTACCTGTAACAGTTAAGTTATCGCCTATGGTTACTTCAGATGTACCATGTCCTATTGTTACAGCAGTACCAGATACGCCAGTACCGATAGATACTGACTCACTACTATTAGCTGTATCAACAACAAGATAAGCATCTGATCCCTGTTTAATTGTAAATGCAGTAGCTGAGTTATCTGTTACAGCTACATTAATATCTGTATCATCAGCAGATATAGAGTCAACAGCAATATCACCTACGTTAGTTATATTACCATCACCTACACTAATTGCAGTAGCACTAAGAGTTCCAGCTAATGCAGTGTTAGCCCCAGTAAATGTAGCAGCAGTAGTAGAACCAGATTTAATTATTAAGTTACCAGAGTTATTTGTTAATGCACCATACTGTGTGCCATCATCTTTTAGTAGTACATCAGCACCGTCTGCATCTAGTATAACATCTCCTGCACTATCTAATAACATATCACCAGAAGATAATGCTATAGTTGTACCATCAATGTTAAAGTTATCTATATCAATACCAGCATCAGCAGTAATCTTACCAGTAGAAGTAAGTGTTCCACCTACTGCTGTATTACCACTAATATCTGCTGTACCGTTTATATCTATTGCAGTAGCCGTAAGGTCAATCTCATCTGTAGCTCCAAGAGAAAGAACAGTAGCACTAGAGCCGTGAATAAATTGTGAAGCATCATTAAACTGTATCTTATTAGTAGAATTAAGTAGTACTCCAGTATCAGCAACATGGGTAAGAGTAACATCTTGGTCATCTCCCAAATTAATTACAGCACCGTCTGCAAGAAATAAATCACTAAATTCTAATGATGATGTACCTAGTGCAGCACCATCAGATGCATCAGGTACAAATGCAGTAGTAGCAGTTATTGTCGTTCCTTGTACTGTACTAGATCCAGTTAGCGCACCAGTAACACCTAATGTACCAGCTACAGTAGCATTTTCATCAACATCAAGAGTGTCTATATGTGCAGTACCATCTACAAATACATCTTTAAATTCTAATGATGCTGTACCTAAATCTATATCATTGTCTGTTATGGGAACAATAGCACCATCTTGTATTCGTAGTTGTTGTGTGGCAGAAGAACTTACTTCAGTGTAAAATTCAATGTGATTATTAGAAGTGTCTACTAACACCATATTACGTTGATCAGCATCTGCTACTCTATCTATTGGTGGACCTTCTGCTGATGTACCATCATGTGAGTGACCTGTAGATTCATCGAAAGCTGCTAAAACTTGGTTAAGTTCTGCATTAATTGGTGCTGCTGATATAACCTCACCACTAACTATTTGTGCTGCTGATTGTCTAGTATATCCTGCCATTATCTGTATCCTGCATCCTGGTATGTTATGGAGAACCCACTAACACTATAAGGTGCTTGGGTTCCAGTTGATGTTATAATCAACGATATGGATTTTCCTGATCCCTCTATATTTGTTTCTAGTACTGGACTAGATGATCCATCAAACGTAAATGAGGCATCATATGTACTGTTAGTAGTAGTATACCTCGATAGTGAACCTGCTGTTGTTAAAGAATACGTAGTAGGATCTGGTGTGTTAGGATCATCCCAATTATAAGCTATACCTAAGTTCAAACTGGAAGACCCTTCTGGTCTAGTAAATAACGATATATGCTGAAATACTTTGCGTTTTTCGGTAGAGTCGAAATATAAAAAGGGAGTTGCGTAAACAGCCGTAACATCAGCAGTATCAAAAGTATTACCAGATTCTTGTTGATATATTTCACCATTTAGATCTCCATGTAATACAACTTCAACATCATCTATCAAACCACTAGTAGCTACAAAAGCTCTTATACCTAGTAACTCACCAAACTCCCAACCTACCCTTCTGTCTGCAAATCTAAGTCCACCTATTATACCTGCTGTATCTGAGGCAGCTGTAGTTGTCTTAGGAAAGAAGTAACGGAACTGAGATTTATTTCTAATAACCACAGAAGACATATTAGTTAAGTCATGTGTACTAGGCAGTGATTGCAGCAACTGTTGTACAGGTTTAGAAATAGTTTCAAGTTCTACGTCACCAATTCTGGCAGTACCTTGAATAGGACGAATACCATCAGAGGCTAAAAATAATACATCACCACCTATTTCTATTATACTATCTGTAGCAATGCAACCAATATTATTTGTTACTTCAGCTAAAGCAAAATCGGATGTACTAGACCCTGTTAGTCTTTTTATTTTATTTTTACCAAAAACATATAAACTATCTCTAAACTTTGCTATGCCTGTTATATTAAAACCTACGTTAATTGAGCCTGATCCACTAGCTGATCTAAATCTGTTATCTACGTTTGGCTCACTAAAAAGTAATTTGTTACCACCTAATCCTGTACTAGGAAATCCTGCATAGAACTGATGATTTTTAAAATCTGTTGTCATTGAAGCTCCTACTGGAGAAGCATCATCTGATGTTGTATGCTCAGTAAAAGTAGAACCGTCAAACTTAGCAGGTGTGTTAGTTCCATCACATATTATTACAGACTCAGTACCTGTAAATGAATTTATACTCTCTCTTAACTTTAATACATTAATATTAGATCTATTCGATGCTATTGCAGTCCAACCAGAAGTAGTATACTTATATATAGAATACGATTGACTATATGTAGCTGTTATTGATGTACCACCACCTCCACTTACAGTAGATGTAGCATTAGATGTAAAAGATACTGTATATGTATTAGCATCAGGTACAGATACTACTGCCATTTCTACAGCGTTTGGAGTTATACCTCCTATTGCATCACTACCTGTAAATGTTACTTTATGTCCTACAGCTAGTCCATGACTAGTGTGTGTTACTGTTATTGTTGCACTAGCATTAGATACTGCAAAAGGATTGTCTGGTAGATCTTGTGTAATTGCATTTACTTTAAATGTTACTGAGCTTCCACCACCAGTAGTACTTGAAGATGCAGCAGAAGTAAAAGCTACAGTATAACTATTAGCATTTGGCACAGATAATATTGCCATGTCTACTCCATTTGGAGTAATTCCACCAACAGCAGCAGACCCTGAAAATTGTACTCTATCTCCCACTGCTAATCCGTGACTAGTATGTGTAACAGTTATAGTGGCACTACCACTAGTAACTGCAAAAGGATTAGAACCTAAAGATCCGTTATTATCTTTTAAGTTTCTTCTGGCCGCATAAGGCGTACCATTTAATATCCAAAGACCTATTACTGATCCTGCACCAGATATAGTTCCGTAAGTTGAATTGTAATCTGCATAACCATTAATACGTCTGTAACCACCAAACTGTGATACTTCCATATTTAACATACGTAAAGCAGAACCAGGATTAGTATTAGCTAATGATAAAGCATCCTCATTGGTAAATAGTCCACCTCTAGAGAGGACAGTTACATCCTTTAAAGCGTCTACCATTAACCATTACCATGTGGTACATTTATTAATCGGCTTACGCGAGTATCTCTAACATCAGTAAACCTGTTAATTAATAGAGTTCTCATACGATCAACGCCATCATCAAATCTTGCTTTAATTAATTGTGCTTGTTGAGCATTGTCTCTAAACATAAAACAATGATACAATGCACCATCTATTACTACGTGTTTGTATGCATCAGGCACAGACATAGTATCTGTAGCATTTACAAGATCTGTAGCATAGGCAAAGTAACTATAACTTACACTATAAGCAGCATCAGGTCTAGGGGTAAAACCAACTTTATTATCTAATGTACGATAAACATATATTGGTTGATCATAATCACCTGTACTTGCTTCTGAATCTCTTTCAAAAAATCTTTTTATAAAAGTATCATAGTCTATTAGTTTAAGATTACGTGCAGAATAATTATTATCCGCATCATAGTTAATTCTAAAAGAATCCCAATCAGCTATTTTAAAGTCTGATTCTAATGCATACTCTTGTGTACCTACTACCAGTGTCAAAGAACCAGCAGTAAAGTTAAAAGGGAACTCAAATTCCCTCTGAGATATTTCTTGTATTGCAGAATTTATTGCATCTTTAACTTGTGCGCGAAAACCTGTAGCATTTGGAAAATCAGTTGCTGTTAACTCAACTTCATTCAAACGTCTTAATGTATCATTAACTAATGTTAAGAATGTTGTAGCCATATCTCACCCAAATTAAAGAAGGGGATAGCTCCATTACAGAACTATCCCACAATACTTTATTATGCCAAGGCATCTCTTGCAGCAGCAGATGGTTTTTGTCCATTTGCGTTGCAGTTAATACAAGTAGCATATAATCGTAGTACACCAACAGCAGCAGCAGCTCCAGCCAACGTAACATCAATAGTATCAGTAGTACTGATAAATTGAGTGTAAGTTGAAGCAGCTGAACCGACAACTGTATTGGTTTGTCCGTTAGTTCCAGCAGCACAGTAGCCAGTGGAAGTAACATCAGCACCATCAACAATGTCATCACCACCACCAAAGTCAATATCAGCAGTTACACTTGAAGTAAAAGCTGTCATAACTTCAGCACCAGCGTTAAGTACCAATGTACCAGCAGGTATTTCTAATAACTGAAAAACATCTCCGTCAGCTATTGTATTACCAGCAGTAATTAATGCAGCTACGTCAAGGTATGCCTCGACATTGTACATTACATTGTTACCGTAATGACCTGGCATTACAGCAGAAACATCTGCACCAACACCAGAAGTAGATGAAGCGGTAAGGTCAAAAGTAGCCATTGTCTATTCTCCCTTAACCAGCAATATTATAGTGAGCGCGAACTAGTGCTTCAGGACGAAGAACCTTGCGACCATATAAATGTAACCCACGAACGATGTCAGCAAAGCTGTCATTGTCACGATAAGTTTCGACCTTCTCTACTTGAGAAGCCGTAGCAACAGCAGAATCATGTCCAGCAACAATTGCACCATAATGTGCGCTTGAACCATTAGTATCAATGGTAGCTGGGCCTGTTCCTATTGAAGGTAAGTTGTTAGACATATAAACTCTAAAACCACGAACCATGCCAGAGATAATTCTACCATTACGTAGAATGTCTGGATCACTTGAAGCAAAATCACTGCTCAATAGTTTGGAGTTTTCGTCATTAAGCTGTTCAGCAAATACTGGATCAACAACAACCCAACGTCCATCACGGTCAACATTTTGCTGATCGAGTAAACGAGCCATACGGTTTAGCACTTCCAAAGGAGTTGCTTCACCAGTAGATCCGTCAGGATGCGTTGCAATTGAATCAGTAGTAGCACCTCCCGACACAAAACTTGCGCGAGAAATTAACATAGAAGCTAGTAAACCATTAGCAGCTGCTCCTGCAATAGGATCAGTACCTGATTTATCAGCAGCTACTCTTGCAGTTCCAGCAACAGAGCTAATTGTAGCCTGTTTGAAACCTGTCAAGTAACCTAGTACTTCCATGTCAAATTGATCTTTTAGACGATAGCCAGCACGATCACTAGCCATTGACTCAAAATTTACATGAGAATGAGCTTCTTCAATGTCATCGATTTTAAAAGCAAAGTAGTTAGCTTTATCGACAACAAGAGTAAAGTCATCATCTTGTAGGTCTTGAGGAGTTACTTGCGTACCCCTTGCATATTCAGAAATTGTAATTTCTGGTTCTTTGATAATACGCACTGTATCACCAAAATTAGATATCTCACCAAAGTAATCACTGTTGGTTATATCTTCACAAACACTAGTTTTACGGAAAGCTGATTGTACCTTCTTGCTGTAAATTACAGGAGAGAAGTTACCATTAGGTAGATTTCCATAACCAGTTGCAGTCTTAAAAGCCATTGGTTATCTCCTTTCGGCTATTACGAAACGAGCCAACTTTGACAGTTTCAAGGCTACATCTTTAGGGTGAGGATAATCCTGGCCTAACGATTGTAGGTAGTTGATATGTTTAGAGTTAGCATAAACAGGAGGTAGTCTATAAAGAGGCTCCTAAAAGGAACTAGCCAATGGTTTTAGTCATCAGCTAGTTTTATAATTGTCTGTAGTATATCACATTTAATTTAATTTGTCAAGAACTTTATCTAGCACCAGCAGTTAAATCGTACACAAATGTACCATTTCTTACAGATTCTGAGATAGCTTCTTCAAATTTATCCCAATCTTTACTGCTAAGACCTTTTACTCTAGACTCTGACCATACATTTCTATCTTGATTTGCAGGTTCACTGGACCTAGAAGTTTTAGAAACTGCCTTGGCTGCATCTTTACTTGACTTAGTTTTGTTAGTTTTTTTAGTTTCTAACTTATATAGATCAATTGCTTTTGCAGCAGCTCTAGGATCATTGTCATTTTCATACAAAGCAGATTGTATCCATTTAGGTTGTTCTGCAACCCAATCATGGAACTCTTGATCTGCTCTTATCTCTGCAAAGTCAGGGTGTAGTTTCTCTAACTCACTCTCTGCTTTTTCTAGCTGTACTTTAGTCTTTAACTCATCAACGTATTTAAGTTTTTCTTCTACATCTTTACGAGCTTCTACAGCTTTCTTTGTTGCAATAGTTTCTACTATCTTAGCAACATCAGGATACTTTTCTGTCCATTCTTCTAACTCTTCATCAGATTTAGGCAACTTTACCTGCTTACGTGTTAAGCTTTCTACCTGTTCCTGAAGCTTACGTATCTCATCACTATGTTGCTCTTGTAACTGTTGAGAGTGTCTTCTAAGATCTCCATACCTTTTCTTGAATGTTTTTTCTTCTGGTTCTAGATTTTCTTCTGGCTCTGCTTCTTCTTGATTGCGTTGAGCTTCTAGTTCTTCTATTTCTTTGTCTACTTCTTCTACAGATTCTCTTTTATAACGTCTATTCATAGGTGCGGTTTTTACTTCTTCTTGTACTGATTCCATTTTAGTTTCTTTCTTTTAGGGGCTACTAGTTGCTTTTCACCATGAAAAGGGTAGTAGGTAGCCTTATTTGTTTAACATCACACAGTTGTTTGTGACATTAAACCTGCTTGTGAACGTGGTACATATCCTACGCCCTCAATATAAATATTATTATTAAGTAAATCTTCTAGACCAGTTGTTTTAATTTCTTCTTCTTTTATATCACCATCTACTAATTTATTTATATCATCATCATCTGAATCTCCAGGTTGGCTTGCTTCTGCTTCTGCTGCTTCTCTTTCTCTAGCACGTGCTTCAGTAACTTCAACCCCCATTCTTTCACCAAGTTTTCCTAGACCATACAACCCTTTTTCTACGAATCCTTTTTTAGAAGCTTCATATGCTCTATCAAGTTCTGTCATATCTTTCTCTTTTTCTCTTGCTCTGTCTTCATTAGGATTACTTTGAGTTTCAGATTTTTCAGTAGCTCTGTCACGATCAGGATTTCCTTTACCTTCTTGTTCATCTACTGCATCATTTGGTTGACTTGGACCTGCTGGTGCTGCTGGGCCACTAGGTTCTCCCATGCCGCCCATTGGATCATCACCATCTGTACCAGTACCACCACCATTAAACATTAATGGCTCTGGACACATCATACCTTTTGGTTTAGAAGATGCGATAATAAGTGTACCTTTAGATATAGCCTCTTCACCTTCTTCTGGTTCTAAGAACTTCATCTCTTTGTCATCTTCTTCAGGCTCACCATTCTTATCAACATTCTGGATCATACCTAGATCTTCCATCTGTTTTATCTCTGATAATACCTGACGATGCATATCCATAATACGCTCTAGTCCTAAATACCTTACAACATTAGCAGGCAGTACGTATTCACCTTCTGACAACATTGCAGGTATATCATCAGCTACTTCTTCTGGTTTAGCTAGAGGTGGTGGATCACCTTCATCATCATCTTCTTCTTTCTTACCATCAAAGTCTGCTGTACCACCTTCATCAAATCTAGCTACATCTTCTTTAGGATCAGCTTCACCACCCAAAGGTTGAGCCTCATCTGCAAAAAAATCTGTATCAGGATCTTCATTAGTAAATAAACTTCTAAAGAAACTGAAGTCTCCTAAGTCCTCTGGTTCATCTTCTGTTTGTCTAGAAAATCTTTCTCTTTCTAAATTATCATCTTCAGTAAACGGATCTATTGTTGTGTCTATTTGTTCTTCAGGGAATGACATAGGTTGCATATCTTCATCTTCACCTTCATCAAACTTAAATAAATTATCTCCTCCAAGAGCTGCAACTTGATTATCTTCTTCTGCTGTTCCTACAATAAAAGGTGCTTCTAAATCTTCTTTAGATGCATCTTTAAGATCATCTTCTGTTTTTGGTGGATCATCATCTAACAATTCAGGGTCCATACCAGATGTTAGCATAGCCCTTTCTCTTTCATCCATTGTTGAAGTATCTCTTAATAGTCTATCCATCTCTTGATCTACATCTGGAGATTCTACTTCTTCTATCTCAGGAGTCTTTAAACCTTCTCTAATTGATTCTATAATCTTTTGTTTTTTTGTTTTTGAAGCTGTCTTAGCCTCTCTAGGTAGAGTTTTTATCATTTCTTTAAACATATCATCAGTAGAGATTGAATCTATACTCACATTAGGTTGTTCTGATGCTTCTGCTTTACTCATTATATTAAACCCTCCTCTTGAATCTGAAGTATCCTTTCGCTCAACTTTTGGAATACTAAATTTGTAGATATCTTCAGCTTCTTGTTCATCTCTTGTATCAGTATTAGGAAATACATCATCAGCTTCTTGATCATCTATAGCTTCATTATTAGTAATACTACCATCTGGATTTACTGAAAAGGCTCCTCCAAACACACCTTCTGGTTCTTTTTCTTTTACAATACTACGAAACCTATCTACAAGGTTATCTACATTTTCATTTATTATATTTTCATTAGGATTACTTTGAGTTTGAGAACGCTCTGATGAAAGACCTAAATTTTCCATTTGATCTTCTGTAGTATCTTTACTTGATGATTCTTTACTATACGTTTCAACTAATTTTTCAACAGCATTTTTTCCAAAAGGAAGTCTTGTTTTATTTTTAGTACTATTTCCTATACTATCAACTCTAGTTACTCCATCCCACCCATCTGTTGTATTTTTAGGGCTTCCTTTTTTACCTATTCTTGTTATAAGCAACGTAGAATTTCTTTTTGAAGGATTTTCAATATAATTATTTAATTCTGTTTCAGCTATTTCTATTATTAATTCTTTAGCTATATTTTTTTGAGCTTCTTCATTAAATATATCAGTATCTTTATATCCTAATTGTTTTTGAAAGGTTGCTACTATTGGATTATTTGTATTATAGTCATTTGCTAGTAATTGAAAAGCACCTACTGCTGAAGTACCACTATTATTACTACCTATTTTAAAATTACCATTTTTATCTTTTCCTTTAGTTGCATTAACTAATGCTCTACCAAATTCTTTTACCTCTTTAAAGGTCATTTTACTTATGGGTTTATTTGCGGTAGGTGTATTTCTTTCAGGATCAGGTTGCCCAGGTTTTAAAAATTTACCATATCCAAAAACTTTATCATAAGAACTTCCTTCTCCTTCATCTGTACCTTCTTGTTCGATTATTATTTTTAATAAAGTATTTAATACAGCGTTACGTTTTGAAAATCTATCAGTTAAATCCTGTTTAATTTTTCTTTCAATAGGTCTACGAGCCATGTTAAGTTCCTTTTAATATTGTCTGTACTTCTAAACGCATACTCTTTAACTTTTTAAGTATAGCGATAGCACCCTGCGCTCTATATATTTCTACTTCATCATCACTTTGCTCTAGCACACGTAGCGCATCATGCTTCTTACAGTCTAAGTACAAACTAAATAACTCTTCAAAATCTGGTGTATTTACTAACGGTAAAATCTCTCTAGCAGTTTTAACGTCAAGCATTACCACCACCTCCTTGCTGTAGCATAGCCATTAACTCTGGTGGTATTTGTTGTCCTCCACCTTGAGGAGCTTGTGCCTGTTGTTGTTGCTGTTGTGTTCCTGCATTAGGTCCACCACCTGTAGCAAATCCTTGTTCTTGCGGTGCAGGTGCTTGACCAGTTCCTATATTACCACCTCCTGCTCCAGTTGGATCTAATCCCTGTTGAGGTTGTGGGTTCTCTTCTGCCATCTGTTGTTGCATCTGTTGTAGTAATAATGCCTGCCTAAATGCTTCTTCAGGATTATTTGTTACTTTATCTACATCCAGATCCATAGTTGCTGCTATCTCACGCATGATGTATGGGAACTTAGCAAATGGTGCTAGTACAGGACTGCTTGCAATCTGTAAGAAACTAATAAGACGTTGGGATCTAACTTCATTTTTCATAAAGCTTTCTGTGCCTCTAGCCCTAATCTCTAGATCACCTTTTATCTCTGGATCAAAGTCAAACTGCATATTAAATGCAAACAATGCCTCACCCATTGGACGTAACATATAGTCATCCATGTTCTTAATTACTGTACGGATAGCATTACTTGCTGCACCCATCAACATAGATATGCCCGATGCAGTTCTACCTGTTCCTTGCACACCAGTTTGTCCGTATGAGTATGATGGTAATCCTGATGACTCATCTGATAATACTCTAGCTTTATCAAACAACATTTTCACTTGACACGTTTGGAAACTTAGTACCAAATATAGCTTGACCAGGCGCACCACCTTGTCTTCTAAAGATTTTACCAGGATATACTGTAAGATCCTGACCAGGTGCTAGGTTTGTTTCATCTACTTCAATCAATAGATTACCAGATAAGATAGCATTGTCAACTGCTAATCTCATAAATCCATTCATTAATGTTTGGGTATCATCCATGTTCTCTGCTAGACCTACACCAAAGAAACTGTATGGGTTGATCTCGTATGGACTTGCAACGTAAGGGATACGTTTAGGTGTGAATGGGTTAATAACAAATCTTAGAATTTGATTGTTACATACCCAACAGTTAATCTGTATCTCATCATCATTGATATACTTCTCAGGTATTTCTAGATCCTGTAGCGTTGCTATATCTTTATCTATTGTACCCCAAAACTCTAGTACTTCAAAGCGTTCTACATCACCAGATCCACTACCAGCAGAATGACCATCACTTCCAAAATCAGAAGCAGTTTCAGCATCCTGTATACTATCTTCCCACCATTCCTGAGAATAGTTTTCACCATAACCAATAGCTTCTTCTATAGCTTTAGATCTAAAGAAAGGACGTTTCTTCAATGCTCTTAGTTGTGGTCTAGTTAAACGATGGCGTTCAATTGTATACGTAGCATCTTCTATGTTAAATGCATCTGGATCAGGATAGAAATCCCACACAGAAGTATACTCTACCTTTGGTATTGTTTTGATAATTGGATCATACTCACCCTCTTCATCCCAGTTTGGGTATTCTTTATCTACAGCAAACGGACCTTTCATTATTGCAGTACCAAACAGTACACACTCAAATACAGAGTGTCTTAGATGTTTAGTTGCAGAGGATTCTTCTAACTGATCTTTAATTTTCTTTTCCATCTTTTTAGCTGCAATCATAGATGGATGGAATGTAATAGCAGATTGTGTTTGTCCTGGTCCTTCTTTAAGACCTTCTAATTCTTCTAGGTCTTCTTGTAAAGGTCCAAGCATATCTTTCAACATATCAGTGGTAGTACCAGGATCTAATTCTTTACCATCACCAGGATAACCATATTGATCTTTTATTTGCTCTAGTGCATCTTCCTGTTCCTGTTCTTTTGGATCTATGTGAACAGTATCTAATACACCTTCAGGTAATGCTGTAGGTTCTATACCAATAGGAAATCTATTCTGACTAAATAGAACATCTATAAGTTGACCATACGCAGCAAGTACTTTGGTCTTTGTTACTTTAATAAATACTCTTGACTTTTCTGTTTCGGTAAACTGAACATCAGGACCATATAACCCACGATAGTTTCTATATGCCTGCACCCATCTTTCTTCATCTGTATATCTTCTAGTTCTTGCACGTTCGTATCTGCCCTTGACATAACTAACTAAATTATCGTAGGTTTCTTCTTCAGTGTCATCATCCTCTAATGCACTTAGTTTATTTTTGTCTACCATATTTTTTCCTTTTTGGTTGCAAGGTTCTGTTAACTTTTTTAGATACTACTGCTAGATTCTTAGGTCTGTTATCTCTAGGATTACCATTCTTATGATGTACCTCTGTTCCTTTTGGAGGTTTTAACATCTTTCTAGCTTTGTTTCTACCTGCTCTATCTAATTTACCTTTAGCAGTACCATGTGTTCTAGCATATTCTTTTTTATAATTTCTAGGTTTTTTCATATCAATACCAATGACTATAAACAAATACACCGATGATAAGTACTAATCCAAGTATCATACCAGCATATGCCCAAAACATCTAATATCCAAACGTAGCATCCGATGCTTGGTAACGGTGTTTAGGTGTATTCTCATACGCTACTCTTATATTCGTAGGTCTAGACATTATCATATACCTTAGTGCATCATATAAGTGATCTTCAGATTTAGTATCAACATCTTCAGGGTTTCTGGCATCTACTGGTAATGCTGCTATCTGACTGATCAGGTTCTTACAATTCTTTAATATCTTTAACTTAGGCTCATCTGTATCTTCATCAATCATCAGTCTCTTATGTAACTCTATCTTACCTGCAACTCTAGATCCTGGTGATCTATCTGATGGCCTAAATCTACATCCTTCTTTATTTATTGTCTCTGCTATTGATGGACCTACATCACCTCTCTTAGCCCAACACGAACTATCTAGTAATGCATCCTGTATTCTACCATCATCAGCCTCTACTTCCATAATCATCTGACCTAACTTATCTGCTGTCAAACGATTTACATACAACTCTCTATATATCCACAAACAACCATCAAAATCTACAGCACCCCATAATATTGCTGAATGTGCTGCATATCCAAAATCTGCTGATCTTATCTTAGTCCAACCTTTAGGTATCTCAAAACTATCACACGTATGCGTTGTCTTATCAAACTCAGGAAACGCACCTTCTTCAACTACATCCCAATCACCATACAGAAACTGTTTACGTTTAACTTCTGGTAGTGATGCCAACATAGCAACATAACTCTGGTCTTGTGTGAGATACGGATTATCCCATACTGATGCTGCTATAAACTTTCTTGTTATTTCGCTTGACAGTATTTTACCATCTAGCTCATACTCTATATTCTCAGTTATTCTAGTATTTGGTTCAGCAGGATCTATAAATAACTTCTTAACCCATGCCGATCCTACGTTTCCTGGATTACCTGTAGCTCTCATATGCAAAGGTATATCAGGATCTGTAGTACGTAACGATGACTTTAAGAACTGCCATATATCTGAATTAGGATATTGTGGTAGCTCGTCTATCCCAATCCATGAATAAGACTGTCCTTGATATCTTAACACATCTTGTAAGTTTTCGCAATACCCAAATTCTATTCTAGCTCCACTTGGAAAGTACCACGTATTTTCTTGACTCTTAAATCTAGCTTTTGGTTCAGCCTTACGATATATCTGCTGAGTTTGGAATATAACATCTCTTAGTTCTGGCATCGAGCGTCTTATAAGTAATGCACGATGAGCAGGTTTATGTACATATCTTAATGGAGCTATAAGAAGAGAGTAAGTTTTACCACCACCTCTTGCACCTCCATAGAAAACTTCACGTTCATTAGCAGAAAGAAATTGTGTTTGAGGGCCAGGATTTGGCTTGAAAACAACTTCAGGTTTTTTCTCTACAGAATCAGTAAAGTTTATAGATTCTTCTGGCTCCTTACCATTGTCTAACTCTTTACTTAATCGTCTCTTCGCTTGTTCTGCCTTGATTCGGGTTTGTTTCTCAGTGTTTTTAAGGTCTTCGATTCTTCGTTGCTTGGGAGATAATTTACGTCTGCGAGTCTTTCTCCTAGCATCCAACTCTTCTTCAGTCCATGCCAACTTGTGTAACCTAGTAGCAGAAAGTTTTCTACCAGTTTCATTTTCTAACCACGCCGCCACCTTTCGTACAGAGTGATTACCTTCACGAATTTGAGTAACCGCTTCATCGAATTTACTAAGGACTCCTTCATTAGGCATATACCATGCCACATTCCCTTCATCAACTTGGTAATCATATCCGTATGGAATTTTACCAATTGCTTTAATTTTTCTACGACTTGCATGATCAATCCTTTTGAGTGTCATCATCTTCCTCTAGGGGAGGCAATATCACAACAGCAGAAGCTACGCCTTTATGTTCGATCTTCTCTGTTTTAACTATACCAGTACGGTCTAGAATTTCTTTGGCAGCAGCTAAACGATCTCTATTACCTAAAGCACTAGGATCATCTAGTATGCCTGACATAGAAAGAACAGCTTTAGGAGCATTAGCTGCTAACATATTCTCTGCTCTCTCTATTATCTCACTCTTCATCTGGCGAATAAGTCTCGCAGGATACTCTGTTGGAGCATAACCTGCAATGTTCATAGCGTTACGGAAGTTACCTTGCGCTTCCCCAAACAAAGCATTTAGAAAAGCTTCTTGTTGCTCAGTCATTTTTTACATGGACCTCTCTTAGTAAAACCACCGTTTTTAAATTTTGCTTTGGTTGCTCTATAAAATTTTTCTTCTTTTTCTCTTGCTGTTTTTTCTTCTGGTGTTTCACCACCCATTTTTTCTTTAAATAATTTTTCTTCTGTTTTATTTAATGATCTCCCTTGATGTCTCCAAAGCGAAGGGTTATTTAAATCGAGAACTTTAAAACTTTTTTTTGCTGAATCACTCATAATTAAGTCTTTCTATAAGATCTAGTCTTCTTTGCAATACTCTTTGGTTGTTTAACGTGTTGTTTACCAGCTTTCTTGCCTTTTCTTTTTGCAGCAGTTGTTGCAGCATATTCTTTACTACTTAAAGATTTAATGGCTGCGGAAGGAAGATATCTTTCTCCTGTAGCTTTCGGACCTTGCGTAGATGGTTTACCAGACTTGGTACGCCACTTCTGTTTAGTCCATTTCTTTAAACTTCTTTGTGGGGCTTTCATTTTTCTCTAGTGTTCCATAAATCAAATAGTACTTTTACTTTTTCTTTAAGTGTGTCTATTTCTCCATGCATTTTAGCTAACACTATAACTAAGGTTACGAAACCAAATGCTATAGGCCAACCAGATACGATTACCGACCAAGTATCTTCCATGTCACGACTTATAACCTCCTCCAGCTTTTTTATAAGCTTTTGCTAACATCTGAGCTTTTCTCGCTGACCATTGTCCACTAGCACCGCCCTTACTACCTGCCTTAATACGATTGAATATCTTTTTACGCATCCCAGGCTTAGTATAATTACCTGCTTTATTTACTGTGCTTTTGCTTTTTGTTTTTGCTGCCATCTGAATACAAGTTGTTAAAAGTGGTATTTGGATCTAGATAAGATTCATGCCCCTCTGCTGAATGGACCCATTGAGAAGGAGCAAAATCTGGTACACCTTCACCTGTTCTCCACAAAGCAGGACTCGTAGCTCTTACTCTATTATTTGGTAACGCTACAAAGTTACCTGTCCATTTACCTGCGTCAGTCAAGTATAACACATGAGACTGCTTATGTTGTGCAGGATCATCGGCTATATCATTGCCTGTATAATCTACAGTAAATAAATATTTACCTGTATGAAACTCCCCATCAATCTTACATATCCAAGGTGATGAGCTAACCCTGTCCATTATAGTTACACTATGCTCTCTCGATTCACAATCCCAAGGCTGACACAAATGATCTTGCATTGGTTTAGGCCATTTCTTTAGAGGAATGTCAGCTACTAATGCTTCAATTGGCATCCTAGCCCACATTGCTCCCCCATGTATATTCTCTTCTGGTCCATCCTCTAGGTCTGCTTCACAACCAGTAAACACTACTTGGAAACTTAATGACCTATCTGGTATTGTATTAACCGCGATAGCGATTGCATGAAGGAACTCACCGTGATATTCAGTATGATTACTAGTGAACTCCCTCCGTACCCAACAATTAAAATGGGGTACATTACTAATAAGATAAGGCATTACCTACGGCGAACTGGTCCACCTTTTGACATCTTCTTAGTTTTCTTTTTACCCATAGCACCACCATACATCATTTTCTTTTTAGCGCCGCCTTTTGACATCTTTTTAGTTTTTTTCATAGTTTTACCTTTCTCCATTCTTATCTAATTTTTTTCTATTACCTGTTGCGTTAGCCATATATAATCCTTTTCAAATAGTCACTGCTAAATATTAAAGCCCCCACCTATATGACTACCGATCCCACGTTATCAACCTCTATTACGCCAGAACTCTTTACTCTTAACGTATTTATTAACGTCTATCTTTTCTTTATTATCTTTATGACAGTCACACCTGCATACTTCAGGATCACACCCACATTCTATACAACTATCACAATGCGTTCCATTAGTTGTTAAAGTATCACACTCACATACCTGGTCTTCTGTTGCATCATCACACTCGCATAACTTAATTGAATCTACTTTTACCCATTCTTCATCAAGTAATAACTGTTCACCTTTGTCTTTCACTGCATAATCCCTTTGCATATAGTATCTTCTGTAATAACTCATCTACCACTTCACTTTATGGCTCCAGTATTTAGCAGAGAGTTTAGTTTTAGGCTTACCTTGTGCATCATGTCTTGCGTAATACGACTTCTTCCTGGCTTTATCTTTAGCAGTTTTGGGATTCTTACCTGCTCCACGCACTCCTTGCTGACCAAATCTAATTAATCTGATCTTATCACCCTCTTTTGCAAGCACTGCATGGCTTTTCTTAGGATGTTTTGGTGTTCTTTTAGGTTTATTATAGCCAGAAAACTTCTCTCCACTCTTTTCAACCATAACATCTCCATAAAAATAAGGGAGTTACCTACTACACTTTGGAAGACTCCCTTAAAAATCTGTTTTTCGCTGCAATCACTAGCCTAATCACCGTATACTCCGCAGAAATATAGATAATATAGTCGCAGTAGGTATTATGGTACGGAGTATATCACATTTAAGTTAAATTGTCAAGCAAAATTACGGAATAACTGTTTAAAATACGCAAAATATGTTAATACGAGAGCCGTAGCCCCAAGGCGAAGGCGATCTAATACTAAATAATGTAAAAAAACTATTTAATTATGTTAATACGTGTTTACATTGCTGCCGATTTATGATATTTTACTAAAATATATAGGCTTTGCGTTGCAAACCTTAGTAAGATACTCCGTTGGAGCTTCGTATCCAACTAAGATTACGAATCTTACCATATTTTTATTTGTTTGTCAAATCACAAATTGTTACAATGACTGTAATATTTCGTGATAATTCTTTATAACTACTTGTTTACATTGAATTTTTGACAATTTTTCATAATCACATATACGCATAACGGGGAGAGGGGTGGTGGCGATTGCCCGCCTTAATCCGTTTGGACATTTTCGGACAATCCTATCAAGAGCCTAAGAGATTATTAGATATTAAAAGCATTCTTCTAGATATATCGGGTTCTATTAGATTGGTTTGATGGTTATTGGCTCTTGTTTGAGATACTACGGCTCAAATTGCAGGCTTATACCCATATCGCATAAATCACGATCTCATTAGTTGGGGTTTGTGGTATCTCTTATCGTTAATTGTATCGATTTAATAGCGTTAAAAAAATAGCAATTTACCTGGTTTTTAGGGTTTAAGTTATTGAAAACGCTGCACTTTTTAAAAAAAATCAATTAACTATTTACTTTTAATATTCTTTCATGGTTATAATTGGGCAACGAAAAATGAAACATAGGAGAAAACCAATGAATGTATTATCTTTATTCGATGGAATGTCAGGAACCCAACTAGCTCTTAAAAAGCTAGGTATCAAAGTTGATAACTATTATGCTAGTGAAATTGACAAGTATGCTATCAAAGTAACGCAAGCAAACTTCCCCAATACTAAACAATTAGGAGATGTTACTAAGCTTTGTTTTGATGTTCATATTGATTTATTGGTTATGGGTTCGCCTTGTCAGGATTTAAGTTTTGCATCACGTGATAAGAAGGGATTAGAAGGCGAAAGATCTGGACTATTCTTTGAAGGCCTAAGACTTGCAAAAGCTTGTTTAGCTATCAACCCTAATTTAAAAGTATTGGTCGAGAATGTAAGAATGACTAAAGCCAATCAGGATCGAATGACTAAAGCTCTATCGGATGTTATGGGTCAAGTCATAGAACCCGTAGCAATTAATTCAAATATCTTTTCCGCTCAAAACAGATATAGATTGTATTGGACTAACTTATCTATTCCAACGCTACCAAAAGATAAAGGTATAGTTATGAAAGATATATTAGAGAATGGTTTTGTAGATCGTGACAAGTCTCATTGTTTAGATGCTAATTACTTTAAAGGCGGTAATCTAAAATCATACTTTGAAAAGAATAGACGACAATTAGTATTCTCAAAAGATGGATTATGTCACGTAGGTAATGCGGATTTAAACGGACAAGATGCCATCAAACGTGTTTATCATGCCAATGGTAAATCGCCTACATTAACTACAATGCAAGGCGGTCATCGTGAACCTAAAGTTTATATTGATAACCTACAGTATCGTAAACTAACTCCATTGGAATGCGAGCGATTGCAAACGGTTCCAGACAACTATACAAATCACGTAAGCAATACCCAAAGATATAAAATGCTAGGTAATGGATTTACAATCGATACAATTTGCCATATTTTAAGTGAACTAAAATAATTAATCTTAACTCATAGGAGAACTACCAATGACTATATCAAATCAAATCAAAACAATCACTGAAGAAGACCCGCTCGTAATCAAATCCCGTCATAGTGCAAAGATGAAGATTGCACGTGCTACCAATAAAGACGGATCTCTTGATTGGTCAAAACTTCCTAAGCTTGTCACTACAAACACCAAGTTAGAAAAGCATAGTGATGATATCAAATATCTTACAGCAGGCTTTCAGTTAGCACCAACGTGGGTATCTGGTTATAATACTTGTGCTGGTGCTAGTCTTGGTTGTGCGAAAGCTTGCCTAGTATTTTCGGGTCATGGCCAAAGACATATGGTTCACGATGGAAACCATACGGTATTGATCGCACGTATCACTCGCACAATACTTTGGTTTGATTATCGTGAACAATTCATTGGACAAGCTTTAAAAGAGATCGAAGCAATGAAAAGAAAAGCATTACGATTGCAAGCAAAAACCGCATTCCGTCCGAATGTAATCAGTGATATCAATTTCTATTTCTTATTCCCCCAACTGTGGGATATGGGACTAGATGCAATCTATGATTACACAAAAGTAATTAAGCATACTAAGCTTAATCTAATCGGGCGTTATAGTGTTACTCTATCGCGCACTGAGACAACTACAGATAAAACCATACATGACGCTATCAAGTCAGGCGTTAATGTTGCTGTAGTCTTTGATACTAAGAAGGGTCAAGACTTGCCGATCAAATACCTAGGCCATCGTGTTATAGATGGAGACTTGACGGACAATAGATTTCTAGATGATCGAGGCGTTATCGTAGGATTACGTGAAAAGAAAACAGGTAACACTGATACAACGGGTTTTGTGGTAAATGTTTGAGATAGTAGCAACGGCGGTAATGATAACAGTTTTTATCGTTATCGCCATAACCGCAATAATAATATCTAGATAGATGATAGGAGAGTAAGACAATGACATATATTAAAATAGAAATACCAACACAATGTAAAGAGTTTACCCAATTGGATTGTGAAGAACTAGAACAATTTATAAGAGATAAACAGTCTGATAGAGTAGCCAATGATTTATCAACTAAAATAAAAAATACATTTGGCAATAGAGCCAAAAAAGTAGAAAGTAGAATATTTGATATAATCCAATTACATAAATTTCTAGATGATAAAGAAGGGATCTAAACAATGAAACGGATCAGAGTTAAAATAAAAGAAATTAAACATCTTTTAAACATTAATGTTGATGCTGTAAAACATGGTTTAAGCGAGGGATATTTTCAACAATCCAGACCTGAAACAATTATAGATTGGCATATAAACAAAACCAGGAAAATCCTGAATGACCAGCTACGGGATGTACACAATGTCTGAATTATCCGATGCAATTACAGAGATGATATGGACAGCGGCCCATAATAATAAAGATTATGGATTGAAGGAAGCGAAGGTATTATCTGAGACTTTGAAAGTGCCAGTGAAAACCATAATGAAGATCATCCAACATGGCAGGAGAACGCCTAAAGGAGTTGATTGGGATATTGTAAAGAGTAGGAAGATTAACTGATGATGTATCTTATTATCTGGTTTTGTGTTAGTACAATATTAATAAACATATAGGAGAGTAAAATGAGTATAGAAAAATTTGCATTAATGAGTAAGTTAAAACCAATAGATAGATGGAGGCTTGAAAATATGTATGATGGCCCGATACCTATAGAAGTAATTAAAGGTAAGCTTGCATCTTATGAGGGTGAGCCAGACATTGATAATGCTTATGGGTATAAGGGTGCTACAGTAGACCCTAGAAATGAGGTAGATGATGATTGATATTTTAATAGATATGATTTTCAGTAATGAGTTTTTTATAATAATGTGTTGTTTCGGATGTATTGCAGTGTATACCTTAGTTAAGATTTACAACGATAAATGGGAAGAATAAATAATAATTATTTGGGAGTTTACATTAATTATAAATTATAGTATAAAGAATTAACAAAAAAAGGATTAAAAAAATGAATGTAAAACAAGCTTTAGAAATCCAGGCAACACTAACAGGATGCAAGATTCCAGAGGATTTAGTCACTGCATTAAATGAAACTTGCAGGGTAAATAGTAAGGGTGAAGCAGTAATGTTAGCGGATATGAATTTAGTATATATAATCAGAGCATACTTAAAGGAGCAAAGAAATGGCTAGAACGACAACGGTAATCCAGAGAACTAATCGTTTCACTGGTGAGAAGGATGTAGTAGAGATTGAGAACAAAGCAGCATCGGCAGGCGGTGATGTAAACGGTAGGGTATATAAACAATACCTTACAAAGACTATCAAATATAAGTATAAGTTATTAGGTATACGTGGAACTAAACTAGGAAGGTTTGTAGCATGAAAATCACACAGATAAACAGAGAAGTTTGTAAGCAATTAAGAGTTGATATGAACGAAGCAATCAAAGCCAAGCTAGAAGAATATGGTTTGGAAGGAGAGTTCTTAAACGGTTCTTTCGATGATGAACTAGTGACGTTCAAAGTTGATATCAAGATTGCAGGAGCAATGGATAAACGTGATAAGAAATTATTAGATAGTCTAACTTGGTATGCTAAATACATAGCAGAAGAGTTAGGGGTAGATAAAGAGGAGATACTTAATAAAGAATATCGTATGGGTGTAACCCGATATAAACTCATAGGGTATAACTCTAAAGCAAAAACTTATCCATTGATTATGCAAGATATAAAAACTGGTAAGAAGTATAAGTTTGAGGAAATTATGATAAGAAGAGCTTTTACGGAGCGAGTAGCATGAGAATGGGTAGCGTAGCACATTTCACTAAGATACATGATGATCTCATGGCAAAAGGTAAGTATGATGACCTAGTAACGAAGGGTGATAATCCAAAGATTGCCTATCAGGAAAAGGAGATCAATGCTTTAATGGAAGAGAAAAAAATATTAAATGAACTGCTAACGAAGCAGGATCATATGATTGAAGAACTAGTTAAAAGATTAAAGGAGTTAACACCATGAGCATAGACCATATAGGCACTAGCACTTTACTTAAACATCCTGTATATTCTCCAAGTGGAGATCTGATAGTACATGAGAATAAGCTTAGTCATGCCCACAGAGCGCAATCTAATGTACCAGTTCCTCCTGTAGAGAGAGCAGACTTCCTGCAGCCGACAAAAGATAATTCAAAATCAATCGGTAAACTTATAGATATAAAGGTATAATAATGGGTGAAGATCCAAGTCATTACAATCCATATGCACAACAACATTTAGAAAAAAGAAAGAAGAAAACAATGAGTGATTTAACAAGCTACCAAAAGTGGACGCAATCTACTGCAATTTATACTAACCCAATTATCTATCCATCATTGGAGTTAGCAGGTGAGGTTGGTGAGGTATGCAACCAGGTCAAGAAGATCTACAGAGATGATGACGGAGTGGTTACTCCGAAGCGTAAACAAGATCTAGAGAAAGAATTAGGTGATGTTTTATGGGCGTTAGCTAGGTTGATAGACGATCTAGGTTTGGACTTTGATAAAGTTAAAGAACTAAACGTGATGAAGCTAGAAGATAGACTGCAAAGAAATGTTATCGGTGGATCAGGTGACAATAGGTGAGTGATCTTACTGTTATTATATTGTGCTATATAGTGTGCATATTATTCTTTGCCATTATGAATTACATAGAATATTTAGGAGAGGAGGGTGATTGAATTAATAAACTCTTTGAACATGAATTAATAAAAGGGGATAAGTTATCAGGTGCAATCGAAGAATGGTTGGATATTAAAGATGCGTGGGAAGAAGACATTGATCAGGAAATACAACCCTATCGCAAAAGATCTGAGAACGTCAAAGTATCAGACCAGGATAATTAAGAATAAAAAGAAAGAGGTTAAGAATGATCCAGGATTTAATAAACGATCTGTTCCTGACGGATGGTGAAACCAAACGCATAAACTGCCCAAGCTGCGGAGGTTATAAGACGTTCACCATAACATCTAAGGATGGATTGGTGGTATGGAATTGCTACAAAGCATCGTGCAATGCCAAGGGTGCAACCCCTGTATCTATGTCTAGAGATGCACTGATAACTCGTATTACTAAACCAAAAGACTTATCAAAGAGAAGAATAATGCCGTTGGTAGTACCTTCACATTTCTCTTCTTATTTCCCAGAGAGGATGGTGAAATACATGGATAAGAATAATGTAACTAAAGCATGGCGAGAGGGTAGAGTAGAATTATTCCATGATGTAATACAGAATCGTGCTGTATTTACGATAGCATCAGCAGGGAAAGCAGTTGATGCAGTAGGTAGAGCATTAGGTAAAGGTATGAAGTGGTATAAGTATGAAAATACTGGTGAACCCTTTATTGCAGGCTATGGTGAGACTTTATACATTGTAGAGGATGCTGCATCTGCTTGTGCAATATCTCACTATGGTACTGCTATGGCTTTACTTGGTACTGATCTATCTGATAGAGCTATGAACATAGCTAAAGGATATTCTAACTGTGTCATCTGTTTAGATAAAGACGCAAGTAAGAAAGCTTTGTCATTGACTAAACGATTGAAACAATTTACAGATACAACTATGAGAATACTAAAACATGATCCAAAGGAATATCCAGAGGGAGTACTCGCATGATGCCAAACATAGTACCATTTAATGAGTCACCAAAACCAGAGGATAGCGTAGCTAATATGTTACTAGAACTATTCTTTAACTATAAGTTCTGGCAAGACCATAACCATATGATATCAGAAGATTATTTTGAGAAAGAAAGCAAGAAGATCTTTGATGTTGTTAATATGTCGCATACTAAATATGAAAGAGATCTTACTGTAGCTGAAGTAGAAGCTCTTATATTTGCAGAGAATCCGATGCTTACTGGATCTCAACGTGCAGCTATACTAGACATTACAAGGCGTATGAAAGGTGACATACAGGTTGATGTAGGTAGTGATATACTACAGGCTGCATTTAGGGAACAGCTAGGAGATACTATAGCTAACTTAGGTTTGCAGTTAATGGAAGGTAAGATAAAAGATCTCAGCCCTCTTCAAGAACTACTAGAGAAGTATGAGGATGGTATAGAAGTTGGTGATGATCTTGGATTTATCTCTAATGATTGGGATGATATGTTCAAGTCTAACAAAGAGAATTATCCTTGGACTTGGAACCTATCTCAACTGCATATGCTATGTCCAGGTATAGGACCAGGAACTTTGACAACTGTGTTTGCATTGGTTGAAACAGGTAAGTCTGCATTTGCCATAAGCACTGCATTCTCTCCCAGAGGTTTTGCAGATCAGGGTGCGAAGGTACTTATGGTATGCAATGAAGAGATAGCAGAGAGAACTATGGATAGAGCAGGATCTGCATACTCTGCATTAGAAACAGATGATGTAGTCAATGACCGACTCAAGGGTAGAGTATCTTGGGATGGTATAAAGGATAAGATATTCATGGTTAATGGTGATCAGTGTGAGACTATGGAGAGACTAAACTATATCATTACTAAAGGTGGTCCATTTGATATTGTTATCATTGATCAGCTAGATAAGATGCAGGTTCGTGGTACGTTTACCAGAGATGATCTAAGACTGAGCCAAGTGTATATCAAAGCTAGGACACTCGCTAAGAAGCACAACCTAGCAGTCATTGCTATATCTCAGGCAGGTGCTGAAGCTGATGGTAGAACATCTCTACGGTTTACACAGATGGCTAACTCTAAGATAGGTAAAGCAGCAGAAGCTGATGTAATTATTGGTATTGGAAAGGAGAATACAGAAACACAAGATGATAACTTCTTGAGGTATCTACACGTATCAAAGAACAAGTTAGGAGGTTCACATGGTCGTGCTACAGTTCGCATCGAACCTAAGATCTCAAGATATGTTGATTGATATGTCATTTTTTTCTTGACAAACTATAAAATCCATGATAATAGGATTGGTTATCCGCTGGAGAGAACTATTACATACATATATAAATAATATTTAAATAATATATATAAGGATATATAATATGCCAAAGAGAAAAAAATCTGGTGCTACTTACACTTCAAAAGGAGAAAGAAGAAATGTAAATAAATCTATCTTAAAAGCTGTAAGGCGTGATCGTACAGTAATGGATCGTATGTTGGATAAACAGGCAGCAGGATTAAAACGATGACAAATTATAGAAAAAGATATGTTGCAGCAGGTAAAAAATATGCGTCAGATGGTGTGTATATTTGGCAATCACTTTCTAAAAAACCTACTACTGAATTAAAAGCAGAGGTAGAATTTTATGAAAACTACTCTTGGGGTGGTGAGTATATTGAATATGATATTCGTGAAGTAGATAAAAAATCTAAGTATGAAATGTTTGATGTGATTGGTGTAGCTTGTGATGACTGATTATGCAATTGTATTAGATCTTGAAATAGATTTAGGGGGAGATCGAAAAGATCCTTCACCGTATAACAAAGATAATACTTTCGTAGCATTAGGTTACACATTAAGATCTCCACATGGGTATCTACTTGGTGGTGCTAGTGAAGTAGTTATCTTAAATATTGAAGATAATAATTTTACTGAGTTTAATACTTTCAAACGTGTACTAAGTAATGCGAAGTATGTTGTGGCTCACAATGCTAAGTTTGATGTAGCGTGGTTACGTGAGATTGGTATTAATTGTGATGTAAAGATTATTGATACCATGATCAATGAGTATGTATTGAACAAAGGTGTTCGTGATAAGTTAAGTCTTGAAGCATTATCTCATAAGTATGACTCTGTAAGGAAGCAGGACGTACTTAAAAATATGCTTAGTAAGGGATTAAACTATAGTGATCTCCCTAAAAACCTACAGATCTCTTACTTACGTGATGATATATTAGCCACTGCTGATATCTTTCAGAAGCAAGAGAGATTATTTAGAGAAGATCAAAACTATTCTCTGATACCCATAAGAGATCTTATGTGTGAGTTCTGCTCTGTACTGACAGATATAGAACGATCAGGTATGGCTATTGATATGAACGTCCTTGATCAGGTAGATGTAGACTATCAGAAGGAGCAAGAAGAACTTACTCGATATCTTCAAACAGAAACCAGGAAGCTTATGGGTGATAAAGATGTTAATTTATCCTCCCCTGAACAGCTATCTAGCGTAGTATATTCTTGCAATCTCAAAGATAAAAAGCTCTGGAAAGAGGTTATGGACATAGGTGTAGATGAGAAAGGTAAGCCAAAGCGTAGACCTTACATGACTCAGGAAGGTTTTATGTCTGCTGCCAAAGAATGTTTTAAGAAAGCATACAAGACTAGAGTTATTAAATGTGGTAGTTGTTATGGTAAAGGTACTTATTATAAGCTAAAGAAAGATGGTAGCAACTTTAAGAAACCCAGTAAGTGTGAAGGTTGTGGTGGACTAGGTGTACTCTACTTGGAAGTAGATGAAGTAGCAGGTCTTGGTATCAAGCCTAAAGCAGAACTAGCATCTGCTGGTGGGTTTAAGACTGATAAGATAACGCTGACAGAACATCTTAGAACTACCACAGATCCTGATGTAAAGAAGTTTCTTGAATCACTGATCAGATTATCAGCAATAGATACATATCGTGCATCCTTCATTGAAGGAATCAAGAAAGGTATCAAAAGTGATGGACTACTTCATGCTAACTTTAACCAGTGCATAACTTCTACAGGAAGACTCAGTAGTTCTAATCCCAATCTACAAAATATGCCTAAAGGTAGATTGTTCCCAGTTCGTAAGGCATTCGTAAGTAGATTTAAAGGAGGTACACTTGTCGAAATTGATTACTCTCAACTTGAGTTTAGAATTGCAGGAATACTCGCAACTGATGAAACAGTTAAACGAGAAGTCGAATCTGGCTTTGACGTTCACGCCTACACTGCCAAAGTCCTCTCCGACAATGGAGAAGTTACTGACAGAGGAGCAGCAAAAGCTTCCACCTTCCGTCCATTGTATGGTGGAACTCAAGGAACTCCTGCTCAACAAATTTACTTCAAAGAGTTCTTCGGAAAGTATCAAGGGATCTTTAAATGGCATGACAAACTCCAAAACGAAGCCATCGCAAACAAAGTAGTGACAACTGCTACAGGTAGACAGTTTAGTTTCCCTGATTGTCAGAGAAACAGATCAGGTAATGCTAACTTCAAAACACAGATAGTAAACTATCCTGTACAGTCAGTAGCTACAGCAGAGATTGTACCGTTAGGTGTGATATTATTATTCAATAAACTGAAAGAGAAAGGGTTACAAAGTGTAGTAATAAATACAGTACATGACAGTGTATTGATTGATACCCATCCAGATGAGATAGATATAGTTAAAGAAGTAGGCCCACAGTGTTTACTAGATGCACAAGATGAAGCTAAGAAACGCTTTGGGCTACCTGATTACATTCCTCTAGAAGTAGAAATATCTTATGGAAATAATTGGATGGATCAGGAGGAATTTAATGCAACAATATGAATTAGATATAATAGATAAGGAACAAGAACGTAAAGAACAGTTAAAAAAAGATTTAAAAATTAAGCAAAAAAGAAAGGAATATAATCAAAGACCAGAGGTTAAAGAAGCAAGAAAGGAATATAATCAAAGACCAGAGGTTAAAGAAGCAAGAAAAAAATACAGACAAAGACCAGATGTTAAACAAAAAAGAAATAGAGCTAAAGAAGCAAAAAGAAAAATAATAAGAACGGTAGAATCTCCTAAAGATATTACTAGACAATGGGCCGCTTTAAAAAGACAGAGACTTATAATAGATACGAGAAGAAGGAAAAATTTAAAAAATATATCTGTTAAATTAACAGCAGAAGACATCTTAGAGTTGATACCTAAAGATTTAAAGTGTCCTGTTTATAAAGTTCCTTTTGTTTTTAATGTTAATAGTCCTTGGAATTTATCTTTCGATAGAATAGACAATGAGAAAGAGTATACAAAAGATAACGTGGTTGTAGTTTCTGTAAAAGTTAATACAATAAAAAATACGGCTACATCAAAAGAACTATATAAGATAGCAGATTTTTATTATGAATTGGAGAAAAATAACCTTGACAAATAGACCACTTTATGTTATAAGCATTGTTCATTTAATGATTGGAGTTTTACATGAACGGACTAATTAAGATAGACGAGAATACTACTGACTTTTCTATGTTATACACTACCCCAATGGATAGTGGACCTAACTTAGCAAGGGCCAGGATTAACAAAGACAATACAACAGAACATAATGGAGAGATGGTAGAAGGTATTCCTGCACCATCAATAGCATTGAATCATCCTGACTATGGTGATGTATTTGCTAAAGATACTTACTTCAGGATCTTTGCAGAGACTATGCAGACTTCTGTATATGATCCAGACTCTCAGAAGTTCTCCAACATATCTCAGCACTTTATGAGTTTTAAGAATAAAGCTTTAGATTGGTTTGGTGGAGATAAGTGTGGTTGGGTAAGCAATGCAGAAAGAGAGAAGCTACGTGCTTCTGATCCTATTGCCTATGCTACTGCATCTAAAGCTAAGTTAAGTAGAAACCTGTTTGGTTTGATACGTATGGATAAACCTGTTGCTGCCTCTGGTGAGAAGGTAGAGATTGATGAGGTTCCATTTAGAATAAAGCTAGGCCCATCTAACTTCTTTGAGATTGGTAAATTACTACCAATGATTAAAAAACAGTATCAGATGGAGCCGTTTAACTGTGACATAAAGATTGGTTATGAGTTGAAGAAAGCAGGTTCTAATAAATATTTTGTATTGAAGTATACTCCTATTGTCAGTGAGCGTAAGGCATTGAACGATACTACAAGAGGATATCTACAAGACTTTGCTGATCTTATCACTATGGAAAACGAACAAGTCATTGATAAGATGAGAGAAAATATGGTTCCAAGTGAGGTAAAAACTGATTTGGATGTAGGTGCAACCATTGATGACGAGATTCCATTCTAGGATGGATCTACAAACAACTATTGATTCTTACCTAGCAGGTGATCCTAAGATTCCAGATGACATAGTTTTTAGAGCTAGTCAGATGTTTAATAACAAGCTAGGTAAGTTCAACTTCAGGAGAAAGGGGGGAGCAAAACTTCCCTCTATGTCTCAGGTAGGTAAACCATTCTGTCAATTACACGCTGAGAAACTTGGTTGGCCTAAAGCACCTGAGTCTAATTCGTTTCGTATCAAAATGTTGTATGGAGATATGACTGAAGTTATTGCTGTTGCTATCCTACTGGCAGCAGGAGTAGAAATAGTAGATTTAAATAAACGAGTAGGTTACAAAACTCCTGATGGAGACTATATTAATGGAGAACTTGATTTAGTTATCAGGGATGGTAATGGTTTCTCTTTGTGGGATATTAAAAGTGCGTCAAGGTTTGCCTTTGAAAAGAAGTTCGCTTCTTATGAGGCATTGAAAGAAAATGATGACTTTGGTTACTGCTCACAGTTGTTTGGTTATACTAAAGCTGAACGAGAAGAGACTCCAGAAATAAAAGCAGGTGGTTGGATAGCAATCAACAAAGAAACAGGTGATATGAAAATAGTTCAAGCTGATCCTGATGATGAAGAAAGCTATACTAACAAGATAGAAGAAACAATAACTCGATATAAAGAAGCGAATGAAGATAACTTTGTACGTGGATTTACTGATGAAGAGGAGTTCTTTTATCGTAAACCTACAGGTAATAGAAAACTAGGTATGACTTGTTCTTATTGTAGTTTTCGATATACTTGTTGGCCTGATCTAAAGTATGAACGCAACCCTAAATCAAAGTCAGCAAATGCCTACCACCACTACACGGTCTTCAAATAGAATAAGTGTAGCGTCTGCTAAAGCTAAAGGACGCAAGCTTCAACAGTGGGTACGTAATTACCTTCAACAACATCTTAAAGGTGTTGAGGATGATGATATTACGTCAACTCCTGGTGGAGTTAATGGACCTGATATAGGTTTAAGTCCTTTGGCACGTAGATTGTTTCCTTGGACAGTTGAATGCAAAGCAAGATCATCCTTTGCTGTATATGCTGCCTTGGAACAGGCTGAAACTAACATGATGAAAGCTACAAAACCTGTAGCAATCTTAAAAGGTGATCGTAAACGTCCATTGGCATTGATGTATGCTGATGATTTTATGGAGCTAACAGTATGTCCGACAAAGAAAAAGATAAAGAAGTAGCACACGAAATACTTATACCAGACAATACATATGGTATATTTTGTACATTTGATGAAAAACGTAATGAACTTCAATTATACGATGGTAACTTTAATGGTTCTGAGATGGTTGAAAATATTGGTATTAAAATTAGAGAAGTATTAGAAAGTGTAGTTGAAGAAGCATCCATGAGATTAGCTGAACAGTATAATATAAAACCAGCTAAAAAAATAGAAAGAATAGAAGGTAATATTGTATATGCAAATTTTTCAAAAAGGTTACATTAATGATTACAAGAAAAGCCGTACTACAAAAAGCAAGTGAACTTATTACAGGAGATAGGGATAAGGAATATGGGGATGCATTTACTAACTTTAATGACATAGCACAAGGATGGAGTCTTATATTAAAGAAACACGTAACCAGAGAAGATGTAGCATTATGTATGGCATGGGTTAAGATGGCACGATTAGCTAAGAACCCTAGTCATCAGGATAGTTGGATTGACATTGCAGGGTATGCAGGTTTAGGAGGAGAGATAGGCTCAATGGATGCCTCAACTAAAATAGAAACTGCCAGACAAAAAGAAGTTCTAGCTAAAGTTGAAGCTGAAGTAGATTGGCAATTGTGAGATAACATGGTAGTATCTATTTATATAAATGCCCAGATAGATAATGATGCCTGTTGGGTTCCTGTTGATGGTAAGGCAGGATTAGAAGAAGACATGAAGGAGTTAGTATCATCTGCTGTTTCAGATGCTCTGGAAGGTATAGTTATAGATAATATAAAGGTAGTGGTAAACGATGACATTTAAATCAAACATGAATCCAATGTTCAGATCCAAATTCTCTGAAGATATATTTAACTTAAAGTATGCCCATACTGGTTGTGATACATGGGAACAGTTATCAAGAGTACTCGTAGAAGATGTATGCGGTAACTTACGTTCAGGTGAAGAAGCTTTAATGCGTAAAGAAGAACGTAAAGAACTACAGAAATACATAACAGATCTCAAATTTGTACCTGGAGGTAGATATATTTACTATGCAGGAAGAGAAAGACGTTTCTATAATAACTGTTTTCTATTATCCGCTGAAGAGGATACAAGAGAAGATTGGGCTAACCTTAGTTGGAAAGCAGAATCATGTTTGATGACTGGTGGAGGTATTGGTGTAGATTATTCTATATATCGTGAATCAGGAAGATCTTTGGGTGGATCTGGTGGATTAGCATCTGGTCCGATACCTAAAATGCAGATGATAAACTCTATAGGTGCTAATGTAATGCAAGGAGGATCACGTAGATCAGCCATGTATGCATCACTTAACTGGAAGCACAATGATATCCCTAGCTTCTTAACTGCTAAGAACTGGAACGATATGCCTGTTGGTACTACAGGGTTTACATTCAAAGATATTAAGGAACAGGACTTTAACTTCCGCGCACCATTAGATATGACTAACATCAGTGTAAACTATGATACTGAATGGTTGATGAACTACTGGAAAACAGGTGATGTTGGGGAAGTGTTTATGAAGAATGTTGAACAGGCATTAACTTCTGCTGAACCAGGATTTAGCTTTAACTTCATGGAGAATGAAAAGGATACCCTGAGAAATGCTTGTACCGAAGTTACTTCTGCTGATGATAGTGATGTTTGCAATCTTGGGAGTATTAACCTTGGACGCATTGATTCACTTCAAGAGCTTGCTAGAGTGGTTGAACTGGCTACTAAATTCTTAATCTGTGGTACATTGAGAGCAGAGCTACCTTACGCTAAAGTATATGAAATTAGGAAAAAGAATAGAAGACTAGGTTTAGGTCTTATGGGTATGCACGAATGGTTAGTTAAACGAGGGGAGAAGTATGAAGTTACCCCAGAATTACACAAGTGGTTGTCAATTTATAAAGGTGTCAGTGATAACATCTCTAAGGAATTTTCTGACGAGTTATCCATATCAAGACCAGTTGCGAACCGCGCTATCGCTCCTACTGGTTCTATTTCTATACTCGCTGGTAGCTCCAGCGGAATAGAGCCTATCTTTGCTGTAGCATACAAGCGTAGATACTTAACAGGTGGTACTAAGTGGAAGTATCAATATGTTATAGACTCCGCAGCACAAGAGTTAATTGATATGTACGATGCTGATCCTGAAAAGATAGAATCTGCATTAGATTTAGCAGATGATTACGAAAGAAGAATTAAGTTTCAGGCAGATGTACAGGACTATGTAGATATGTCTATTAGTTCTACTATTAATTTACCTGCTTGGGGTTCTAAGTTTAATAATGAGGATACTGTAAGTGATTTTGCTAATACATTAGCATCATATGCACATAGGTTACGTGGATTTACAGTGTATCCTGATGGTTGCCGTGGTGGTCAACCTCTTTCTGTAGTACCTTACAGTGAGGCAATAGATAAGTTAGGAACAGAGTTTGAAGAAGCCGTTGAGACACATGATATCTGTGAAATTACCAATTCAGGAGGGGTTTGTGGCGTATAAAAGAAGATATCCTTTTCCTATGAGGGATATTCTAGAACAAGGTAGAAACGGATTTAGGAGGAACAAAAAAAATCCGTTTCCTCCTACTTCCGATAGAGCAAGGGAATGGCAACGAGGCTACAATAAGGAGTATTATAGATGCCTAGCCAACTTACGGCAACACTCGTAGATTCTATGGGTACAGACCTTACTGTAGTTAATGCAGCTAGGGTTTCTTTTAATAAAGAATCAGAGTTCTCTGTCTCAGAGATGGGTGTATTTCTAAAAGCAAAGGATCAAAAGTTATTAGACTTCCTTGCAAGAAACGATCACTTTACACCCTTTACTCATTGCATGATAACGATGCGAGAGAAAGTACCTCTCTTTGTAGCTAGACAAAGGTTCAAACATACTGTTGGATTTAGTTATAATGAAGTTAGCAGAAGGTATGTAGATGATCTTCCTGAGTTCTATGCACCTACAGAGTGGAGAAAGAAAGCTGATGATAGGAAGCAAGGCTCATCAGATGAAATTGTAAATATAAATCCAACTAACCTTATGATAAACGAATATTTTCAATCTATTAATAAAGCTAAGTGGACTTATATACATTTACTAGGTATGGATGTTTGTCCTGAACAAGCTAGGATGGTTCTACCTCAGTCTACGTTTACTGAATACTATGTAACAGGATCTCTGTACGCTTGGGCTAGAGCTTATAATTTACGCAGTGAATTTACTGCACAACAAGAGATACAAGACTTGGCAAGTCAATGGCATGACATTATATTACCATTGTTTCCTGAAAGTTGGATATCTCTAATAACTAACCTTAAAGGAGGTTAAGATGAGTAAAATACTTAAAGGAGGCTTAATTGCTTTATGTTTATTTATGTTCAATGTTTCCGCATCGTATAGCCAAGTACCAGAAAGATCAGGATGCAAAAGTTTGGAAGATGCTAAGACATATATTCAAGAAAAACACGCCGAACAAATTATATTCCGTGGCATATCAGCCAGAGGACACGTAACATTTATCTTTCTTAATGCTACATCTGGAACCTGGACAGCTGCAATCGTAAGACCAGAAGCATCTCAACAGCTATGTTGGGTAGATTCAGGCTTTACAGGTGAACAAATGAAGAAAAAAGACGATATTAGGTGGTAATTTAGGGCAAATCCTCTGAGAGCTATTTTAAGCTATGCTACAGAAGATGTAGGTAAAATCTGGACACTACCTACCAGAGACATTGCTTACACCCTCTCCTGCCTCATCCTACGAGGTCATTTTTTTAAGAATTGAGAAAAAAATGTGGAAAGACCACAAAGGAATACAAATTATTACCAAGACCCCACTATATACCGTTGATTGGTATATCAAGTGGGTATCGAGTATAATACTAATGCTTTCTACAGTATTAACTGCCAACAACATCTACCCATTGAACCTGTATTTCCATTCAATAGGTATTGGTGGTTGGTTAATTGTAGGAATGTTATGGAATGATAGAGCATTGATGGTTATAAATGCATTTGCTCTAGCTACACTACTGACAAGTTTATTCAGAATACACTTGACAATGTAGGGAGAATGTGATATGTACCATAAAGTAGTAGTAACAAAACCAGAAGGTAATAAAATCAGTAATGGTTTTGCTTTGTTAAGAGATGCCAAGAAATATGCTAGAAAGTATTCTTGGCCTAATGATCGAGTCCAGATAATAGAAGAGAATCAGGATGAGATGAATATGTTATATGATTATATTGTGGAAGATTGGAGTAAGAAATGATTAATGAAAATAGTCCTAAAGTAAAGTTACTAATAGGTATATCTATTACTGCATTAATGTTGATCACTGCTATAGGTTTTAGTTATGCAGATGCTAAGAAATGGGTACATGACAGTTCATGCCCATATGATAATGTTACTGGTAACTATATAGATAGCAAAGGTAATCAGTATGCCTACGGAACTATGGAAACTGCATCTAACTGTGCATTCCTTGGATTACTACCCAAGATCGTGCAGGACAGGTTAGGTTCTCTAGGAGATAAACAAACTCAAAAAGATACGGAGTTAATATTAAAGTTAAATGCTAACTCGCGTAAGTAAGACTTGGGGGGATTAATTTCCCCCTTTATCTTTTGGTGAACCCTGCACCGAAATACAAGCCAGTGATTGCAGCGACTAAGTTTGTATCTAATGGGGTAATTACAAAGCCTTGAAATGATTTCCACATCATAGCCTTATCTGGGCCAAACATCCAATTCATAAACCCACCTTGTAGCTCTGCATAACCTACAGTAACCATCCAAGGATGTTCTGGATATATTAGTGGTACTATCTTAGGTAGCACAATAATAGCGAATACAGCAGACAATGCTATAATTCTTCTAGTCCATGCAAAGTGTATATCTTTTGTACCGTGTTCTCTTGCAGAAGCAACGATCTTGCTTTCTTCTGTTAGGGCAGCTATATACATTTTGTTAGCTTCTTGCTTAGACTTAATGTTTTGCCCCCATATACTCATAACACCACCTAGTACGGTTGATGCTAAAAGCGTAAATATTTCCATTGGGAATCCACCCATTTTAATTCTCCTTAACTTCGTTTGGTTCTTCTATTATTTTTTCTATCTTTAGAAATTTAATTCTTTCATTAGGAACAAATCTCCATACATGGCCTCTACCATTTTTTATAGAAAATACGCTCTCGTATATACCCACCTTAACTAATATTGCTCTGTCTCCATCAACAATACATCTATCTCCTTCATTAAAACTAGCATCAAACTTAAATTTAATGCCAGTGATAAAGTTTGTAATTAAATCTTTAATAAAGAATCCAAGTCCTAGACTAAGAAATATAGCCATAAGAGGTACAAGAGCATTAGTAAGATCCAAAGATATGCTATTTAACGAATCCATTTAAAATCCTAATGCATTCATTTGTGATACGTAACCACCCTTGGCTCTATTTATATATTCACCCATTTTATATCTAGGATCATCAATTATAGTTTGAAACTTCTTTAATTTATCTGATTGATCTCTAGCTTCAGCTACATTTCTATTATCTGCTGTATCTTCTCCTAAGTATTTAAGAGGAGGTAATACACCCTTTCTTTCAGCTTCTTTATACGATCTACTTATTTCTGCTTTACTATTTCTAGTTCTAAATTTATGCAATTCATCTAATAATTTGTATTCATTTTTTATCTCAGCAGCTACTCTTTCTTTTAAATTATTATAAATAGGTCCAAAAGTTCTATATGCTCTCTGTGCTTCAGGAGACATATCACCTTTGTCACCATTGTATAAATTATCTATTATTTGAAGTTGAATTTTAAATGGTAATGCTTTATACTTTCTAGATTCAACTATAGGCTTTACATATTTCTCAGATTCTTTACCTAACTTTATTTTAAATAATCTAGTGTATTCAGGTATTGAAGATCTTCTAGCTAATTTCCATGAAGGTATACCTAATCTTTCTAATTCTTCTCCTACTGAATCTCTAGGAGCTACAGCTGCTATACCTGATAGTTGTTTTGCAAATGGTGCAGACTGTATTCTTTGTTCCTTACCTGTAACAGATATAGTAGGATCTTCACTTCCTCCAAGCATCCCTTGAGCAGAAGTTCCTCTAAACATCTGTTTAGCAAATTCATTAAATACTCCACGAATAACTTCTCCAGATAATGTATCAGACTCTTCTGAAATAACATTTTGAAAATCTCTGTCGTATGTTTGTCGTGATTCTCTTGATCCAAAAGTTTTAACTAAATCGTCAAAAGCTTTTAATGGACTTAAATAACCTTTAGCAATATATCCTGCAAATGCTCCTACTTCTTCTCCTATTTTTCTATAAGAATTGGGATCATCATCATTACTTAAAGTATCTAAAGTTTTTCTAAGACCACCAACAAATTTAGATATTGGACCTGCTCTATCTGTTTGAAATCCTGTTAATGCTTCTATGCCTTCTCCAACAAAAGTTTTATCTATGGGTTCATCATTTACTACTTTTCTTATAAATTCTCCTATAAAAAGATAGGGAGTTAAAGGAAATAACGGGCCAACATTAATACTATTATTTCCTACTTTAATTTCATCATATCTAGCACCACCAAAATTTTCACGTATTGCCCACGCAGCAGATATAAAAGTTATGCCTTCTACAGTTTCTACTATACCTTTTCTCAAGTCTTCTACATTTTTTAATCTTTTGCCTGCTGCTGCGTCTAATTCATCTAATTCATTTGTTAATTTTTTTAATTGTGTATTAATAAAATTTTTATCGCCTGCACGTTCTTGAATTTGTTTTACTTTTGTAGAGCTAAATTTTTTAATTTTATCTATTTTCTGTTGGATTTGTTTACTTCTATTTGCTGCTTTTTTTATTGCTACGTCATCAAATTTAGCTATTCTACGAGCGTTAACAGCTGCTTTTGCAGCACCAAAACCTAAACCTCTATTTAAATTATATACAATACCATTAAATATAAAGTTAGGAAAAGGTATACCTAATTTTATAGCTGCTGTAGTGTTTGCCCACCTTTGCAGATTGTTTATCATTTTACCACCGATGATTAAATCATCACCTGCATTTCTAGTTTGATATGTTAATTTATAAGCAAACTCCAAAGATTTAGATACCATCGTATCATTCAATAAATTCATTTTATCTTGTCTTATTACATCTTCAATACCTTTAATATCAGGATCTGTAATCTCCCCTCTACGTATTGCAACTTTTATTTGATTATCTAATTCTGTCATAAAGCCTGCTGATTTTATAGCTCTATCTTGCATTCTATTTAGAACATTAGCTTTTTGAGAAACATAGTTTATAGTTTTTAATACATTACCAGCACCAGTTTTTTGATCTAGTGTACTAGCAAAGTAATCATCAAACAGTTTAAATAACTGTCGGTCTGCTTCAGGAAAACTTTTAGATACCATTTGAGCTAATTGCACTGATTCATATGGACTAAGAATGTTTTTTGCAAGTAATGCTACATTTTTATTTGGAACATATGCTGGAACATCTATACCTAAAGCATCTGCTTCTGTTTTTATCATAAATCTATCTACAAAACTTGATAAAGATTCACCTGGTACTCTTAAAGCAGAACCAAAGATATTACGGAAGGTAGTAGCAGGTTGCGTAACCAGAAAAGATCTCCACAAATCTACAGATACGCCAAACTTTCGAGCCATCTGTTTTTCTAACTCTCTTTCTTTTGCTAATGCTTTTAGCATTTGCTTTTGAGATTCAGTTTGATTGGCTTGCATACTACTTAATTTTTTATTAATCTCAGATGTAGGATTTAATAGTTTTGAAATATCTGACTGAGTAGACAATTTACCTGCTGATACTGCTATGTCAGCTTTTAATATATCTATAACTTCATCTATAGATCTTCCACTAGATGCTAATGCTTTATTTACACTATCAGATAATAGTTCTTTATTTTTTTGTCCTATCTCTAGTAGTGTAGCTACTTTTTCAGTAACTCTTTTAGTAGGATCATCTAAAGTAACTTCTATTCGTTTTGCTAATTTAGAGTCAGGCATAGTTTGTTGTATAGATTGCCCTGCATCAAAGACAAACCTTGTTAAGTCTTCATATGCATCTTGTGATAAAGTATTGGTAAATATTTTTTCTATCTCTGCTTCAGATGTTCTAGCATTTCTTAGTAACTGTTTACCATTTTCAATACCTGCTTTATCAAAAAACAATCCATACTCTTCTACAAACTGTTTAAGATAGGTATCTTTATTTTTTAAAGATGTAGCTTTAACTTCATTTAAAGGTACTACAATTTGTACCCTACCATCAAAAGTGCCTGTATCAGGATTTTTTGTTTTAGAATACTTTGTAGGAATAAATTCTATAGTAGCTTGACCATCTTCAACATCCATTATTCTACCATACGTACCATAGTTCTCAGCATTTTCGGTTAATAGTGTAGTACCTTTTGTTGGTGACTCTACATATGTACCTATAACATCTGTATCTATATAATTCTCATTTGTATCTGGATTTATTTTTTCTAAAAACGATTGTACATCTTTAGACTGAGCAACTTTATTTTGAGTACTTTTAGCAACTCGACTTGCTTCTGCTTCTTGTGCTATGTCATCTATTCTTCTTGTAGCACTCTGACCTAACTTAGCACCTGCATAACCTAGTGTTCCACCAGATAATCCACCAACAATTCCTTGAAATGCAACATTTCCATAATTGATATCATCTTGATAACCTAGTGCATCTTCACCTTTTATATCCTCTAATAGAAGACCTTGTGTAACACCTATACCACCTTCAGTTAATGCACCTGCTTTTATACCTTGTCTTACAGGATCTGATGCAACTTTCTTTTTAAAAGATTCAGATATTAATTTTTTAATACCTGCTCTACCTACAGTAGATGCAACCACCTTACCTACACCTAAACCAAAAATATTCAAAGGATCTAGTATACCTTTTACACCATATTCTGTAAAAGTTTGAAGTCCTGTTTGTCTTCCAGCAAAATTTTCTAAATCTTCATCTACAGTTTTATATAGTTTACCTAGTTTTTTTCTCTCTTCTTCATCTCTAATATTTTCAACATCATTAGAAAATTTAAGTGCAAGTGCAGTATTAGCTTGAACACCACGATAATCCCCTAAGAAATTTTCTAGTGCATCTTCTCTTGTAGCTGGTGTTTTACCTTGTCTTCTAGAATAGTCAAAAAGAGTATCTACGTACTCTTGATTTTCTAATAACTCTTCAGTTGTCAGTTTATCAGCCATTATACACCTTTATTTTCTTTGTTTGCTATATCTTTTTTGAAATTCATCTTCTAAATCTAAAGCTTTTTTTAATTCTTCACCTTTAAGACCTGATTCTTTTATAGTTTTTATAGCTTCATTTTCACCTTTATTTACCCCACCTTCTAATCCTAAACCTCCAGGTTTAGTTGTTCCTATAACTTTCCAATCGCTTACCTCATCAAATGCATATATAAATTCTATTACTTCCCCTGTTTCTGGTTTTGCTATAATAAAAGTATTATCGTCAGATCCTTTTTTAGCTTCACCCGATTTAATTAATTCTCTAATTTCTTCTTTAGTTCCTAGTTTGTCTTCTAAAGTTTCAGTCTTAGTTAAAATTTGTTTTACTTCTCCTTTATTGTCTTTTAAATTTTTTATATACTCAACTTTAGCTGGAGAATCTAATTTACTGAGATCACTTTTAATATTATTCATAACATCCTTAAATGTTTTTTCAGGGTCTTTAGAAAACTCAGGTAATTTTTCAGCTTGATTTATTGCAAAAGTAATTATATCTTTTGCATCTTTATATAGCTCACCTGAATCTTCAGCACTATATTGTGCATCAGACATGAAAGGCATCAATGTCATAATATCTTGTGCTGTTTTTATTCCTTTTTTATTTTCACCTGCAAATCCAGTTACACTATCTCCTCTTGCATTATAAACAGGTTTTACATTTTCTTCAGCTGCTGCTTTTATATTAGCATCTCTAAGAAGTCTTGTTCTTTCTGTATCAGTTGCAAATCCTACCATTTTAATTCGTTGACTAGTAGGTATTTGAGATTCTTCTGCTTCAGGAGGTAAAGTTCCAGTCATTCCTGCTATTTGTTTTTTAGCATCTGTTTCAGGATCTATTCCTTCAGCAATTCTTTCAAAGATATTACCACGCCGTTTACTTTCTTTTAGTGATAGCTCTCTCATTTGTTTATCAGTTGCATCAACTTTATAATCAGGTAAATCAGCAAAACCTGAAAATGGCATCTTACCTGACTTCATAGACGTAAATAGTTCATTTCTAATAGAACTTCTAATTCTATCATCACTATGTCCTAAAAGTCTTTGTTCTTCATATATTTTTCCTATATACCTTGCTAACTTTGGATCGTTTTTATCTATCTTTATACCACCAGCTACTAATTTATCTATATCACTTTCTATTCCACTATCAGACAATACGCTAAAACCAAACTGTATTTGTTTTCTTTTTGTTTCTTTTAAGTTGTTTAATTTATTTAATCTTCTTTGTCTTTCTTTTTCGTTAGCTGCTTTTGTTTCTTTCAACAATAGGTTTTGTTTTTCTGCATCAGCGTCATATCTATCTTGTATTGCTTCTAATGCACCCAATGTTTGAGCATCATTACCAGATGTAACAGCTAAAGACAAACCTATCTTTGCAAGTTCTGCAAATACTTTTTTAGCACCTTTAGGTATTTCAAACTCTGAAGTTTCAGTTGTTTCTTCTTCTTCCTTTTCAGGTGGAGTCATCATTCCTTTTTGTTCTGTTATAGCCATTATTCTCTCCTACCCATTAATCCTGTATCAGGAACTTCTATTTCTTCTTTAGGTTTTTCTTCAACCTCATCAGTCTTTTCATTAAGTTCCTCTGCTTCTGTATCTTTTGATTCACCTTTAAACTCTTCATATTCCTCTAATAAATCCATAGCTTCATCTAATGTAGGATCAGTTTTTCTTTCAGCTAAAGGAATATACTTAACGCCTGCTTCATCTAACATATCCATCATTTCAGAAAATACAGGACCATATATTAACTGCATTACATCATGTGAATACTTTCCTAATGCCCATCCAGCAAACACAATAGACCTCGCAGTTAACTCTAGAGGTATGTCTAATTTAGAAGCTATAACAATACGTTCAAATGCGTCTGCTGTAGATATAGATGTTAATACATAGTTAAGAGCTTCATCAGGAACTACAAACTGTGGTGGTCTTTCATTAGGTTCAGTGCCTAATTCTTCTGTTAAAGACGCACCAGGAATAGGACCGTCAAACATCTGAGACATTTCTTGATCCATATTTGTTTCATCTTCAGTAGAATCTGCTTCACCACCCAAAGGATTAACTTCCTCTTCAAAAGTATTTGTGTTTTCTTCTTCCATTTCCATAGACATCTTATAGTCCTCTCGCTGATAATCTTCTTTGGATGCCACTCTTTTGTCCAAACAAACTTTGTATTGCTATTTGCTTTTGTATATTCAAAGATGCAGATGCAACAGTAGGAGATGATCTACTAGCTTGCATTTTTGATATGCTTCTAACTGTTCTTAAAGAAGGTGTTCTCATTGTAGGAATTTTTGATTTAGTACCACCACCCAATTTGTTTTTAACAACGGATGTAGCTACACTTCCCAAAACACTTTTAGCTAGTGGGGCAACAAAAGCAAATGCCATTATAATTTCTCCTATTAACTAATTACTGCGTCTACTACAGTACCTAATATTTTTGTTTTTAAAGAACCTTTTTGAATATCTTTAGCTAGTTTTAAATTATTATCAAAAGAAAAAGAAGCTAATGCTAGTTGATCTTTAAACGATCTTTCATTTGTAGACGTAACCCTAGCAAAATTAATTTGATCTCTTTGTTCTTGTAACATATTGTTACGTGCTGTTTGACTTATATTAAATAAGTTACGCACGTTAAACTCATTCTCTGCATTTTGTATTGCAGTGTTTGCAGTATTTATATTACGTCTGTATACTGCATTTGCCTGATCAATTAATATAGAGTTTTTCTGATTGAATTGTTCTCTAGTATTCTGCAAAGTAGAGTTAAACTGTTCTATTGCATTTTCTTGACCAGCATTAAATCTTTCCATAGCATTTGTCTGAGCAGCTTTAAATTGTGCCGTGTTATTAGACAATGATGCAAAGAATTGATCATTCTGTTGTTCATTGGCTGCATTAAATTGTTTTGCTGTATTTACAGCAGCCTGATCTCTAAACAATGACTGCACCCTGTTAGATGTATTTGTTACTCTAGCTTGTTGTTCATTATTAAGATTAGCTAGGTCTAACTGCATAGTCATCTGAGCATTAAGTACTTCTGCTTGTTGTCTATTGTTTAGATTTAATTCTTGCATACTACGATATGTTTGTGCGTCAGCAGCAGCTATAGGTGTAGAAGCTTCCATAGCAGCCTGTACGATAGCAGCTCCAGCCATACTAGATGCACCCATACCTCTAGCAGCCAATCTTTGTTCAGCTAATCTAATAGCACCAGCAGCAAATGCTGGAACCTTACCACCTTCAAACTGAGCCATTAAATTTTCTAATTGACCTTGTACAGTAGCTTCTTTCTCTACTGTTCCTGTTTGTGCTGTAACAACATCTGTTAGTCCTTGTTGTTTTGCTGCAACCATTGCTTCATTTTTAACAGCATCAAAACTTTTATCAGCAGTAAAACTTTTTGCATCTGTTTTAGGTTGTGCTTGTATATCTGCTACTGTACCTGTTTGTGCAGTTATTTGCCCTTGAGTTGGACTAATTGTATATTTTGTTGCATCTAAAAACTCATTAGCTTGTGGTGTTAATGTTTGTAAATCTAAAGTTGTTCCAGTAGGTGCTACAGGTGCGGTTGCTAATTGTGATTCTCTTCCTATAGCAGTTAAATTACCATAAGGATCTACTGTATTAACATTAGTTCCTACTGCTCCTTGAAATGCTTCTAATGCAGGACCACCTGTAAGCGTACTAAACTCACCTTTAAATCCTGTAAGTCTACCTGCTTTTCTAGTATTAAGTGCATTTATTGTATTTTGTAAGGTTGCTAAATCTTGCCCACGTATCTCTTCAATAGAAGGCAATCCACCTCCTGCAAACTCTGCTTTAATTTGACCAGTTGTAGGATCTATAAATTCTGCATCTAAAGATTTTAATATATTACCTTTTTGCACTTCTTCTGTTGGAGGTTGATACGGAGCATTAGGATCAGGTGGAATGTCAGTAAATACTCTAATACCTGTATTAGGATCAATAGTTGCTCTTTGCCCTTCAGGTGCAGGCGCAAAACCAGCATAATTTTCAGGAATACCACCTTGAAATGATCCTGAAAATTCATCAAATCTATTGGTAGGAATAGTAGTAAACTCTCCATCTGTACCTAATGATGGATCAAAATACTCAAGTATTCCTGTATTTGGATTTATTCTAGTTTGCACTGCCATTATAAACTCCTATTAAACTGGCCTGTTATTCATCAGAGATGCATTTCTGGTAAGTAGTTGTTGAATTAAAGCATCTCTTGGGTCAGCTGCCATTGGACCCATTGGACCTACTTGTTGATTACTAGGAGTAGCCCTTGGTGCAGATTGAGCAAACTGAGCTGCTTGTTGCTGTACTGCTGGTTGTTGTTGCTGTTGTCTTTGTTGTGCTATTGCTTCAGCTGCACGATTAGCTTGTTGACCTACGCCTTGAACTTGCGCTGTTAAAGCTGCTTGACCTGCTCTTTGTGTACCTTGAATATCACCACGTTGAGTTGTAGCACCACGTTGATATTGTTCAGCAGCAGTACGAAATGCTCCTAATTGACTACCTAAACCAGATAAATCTCCTGATAGTTGATCTCCAATTCCTGATAAATCTCTACCTAATCCAGATATATCCTGAGTTAGTCCTGTTTGACCAGACATTAATCCAGCCTGACCTGCATACAATCCAGTAGGTTGTTGTGTAACAGTACCGTCTTCACCAGTTACAGCAGCAGTACCTATCTGTTCACCTAATCCTGCCTGTCCTTCTTGCAATGCAACTTGATTTTCAGATAGTGTAGTTTGGCCTCCTGCCAATCCTGCTTGACCTGCAAATAGATCTGTTTGTCCTTCACCAGCAGTTCCAATACCTGACATGATACCTCTTTGACCTGCAAATAAATCTGTTTGTCCTTCACCTGCTTGACCAATACCTGATTGTATATCTGCTGTCTGACCCATTAAAGTATCAGCTTGACCAGTTCCAGCAGTTCCTATACTTGTACCAATACCTCTTACTTGTCCTGCTAAAGGATCTACTACATCTCTTATACCTTGTTGACCTGTAGCTAATCCTTGTGTTTGACCCATTAAAGTATCAGCTTGTCCTGTTCCTGGTGTTCCTATAGCACTAGTAACTGGGGTAAGATCTACAGGATCAGGTGCAGTAAAGGAAAATGTTTGATTACCGCTAGGTGGTGCATTAGTAAAAGTCTGACTTGAAACAGTACCATCAGGATTTGCTATACTAGTAGTAACAGTTCCATCTAAATTTTCTAAATTAGGTACACCTTTTCTGTTTTCATTTTTACCAAACGTATTGAAATGGTCTGCTACGTTAGCGAAATCACCCCTAGATATCGCTAATAAAACATCACGATTTTCTGGTTGGCTTAAAAATTGTGTTTGTTCTTCATCAGAAAACACATAGTCACCATTAGGTAATTGTACTGCCATTTTATTTTCCTCTCTCTAATACCTTATCTAGCTTATCCTCTAACCTATGTAGAGCTTCTGTAACCATACGCATATCTTCTCTTAACTCCTGTTTAGTAGAGTAGTCCTCTCTAGTTCTGTTCAAAAGTATATCTATACGTTTAACCTCTGCCATGAGATTCCTGAACATCCAAATGGCTGGGCCAATCACCAGCGTTAATACTACATTCCAAAAAATTACTGGCGATATCTCGTCCATTAGTCATTAACCTTTCACTATTATTTCTGTTGCAGATATAGCAGTTCCAGCCACAACACTAGGACTATCTGCGCTTGTTCCTAATGTACCATCAGTCTGTACATAATATGTCTGACCTGCTGTTAAACCTGTTTGATCTTTATTTACTGTACCAACCACATCTATTGTAGCTTCTGCTGTATCAGCGTATGTACCACCTGATGCTAATCCTATGTAGTTTTCGGATGATGTTAAATTAGTTGATTCACCTTTATGTACAATAGCTGTACCATAATTAGAGTTTCCTGCATCTTGATAAGCAATGACTGCGCTATTAACATTACTGTCAAAAGATGCCCCAATATAGTTTGTTTCACCAGCATTAAATACAGTTTCTCCACCATAACTAATATCTGTACCAGACACAGTTCCTATATTAATAGTTCCATGATCACTATTACTTCTGTCATTATAAATAGTAATTACTTTGTTAATACTACTGTTAAAAGTAGAAGATATATAATCATCTGTTTCTCCTGCATTAAACTCAACAATACTTCCAAAGCTAATTGAAGTTCCGCTTACTGTACCGACTACAGCTTTTCCTTTATTTGAGTCTCCTGTATCGCAATAACTAATTACAACTTTATTACTATTACTGTCAAAAACAGCACTATTTTTAACTGTATTCCCACTTTCAAACTCAACAGCCGTACCAAAACTAATACTCGTACCAGAAACTGTACCAACTATAGCCTTTCCTTTAGTTGAATCTCCAGCATCTGAGTAAGCAATTACAACTTTATTGCTGTTACTATCAAACGTAGGACTAATATGAGGACTATTAGCACTTTCAAAAACTGCAGCAGATCCAAAACTAATAGATGTACCGCTAACAGTTCCTACAATAGATGTACCGTAAAAACTGTTGCCATTATCTTTATAGCATACAACTACTTTATTGACGCTACTATCAAACGTAGCTGTTACAGTGTTAGTTGATGCACTTTCAAAAACTGCCTCACTTCCAAAACTTATAGACGTACCGCTAACAGTTCCAACAATAGCAGTACCATATGCACTGTTACCATCATCTGTATATACTATAACTACTTTATTAGTGTTAGAATCAAAAACAATATCTATGTATGAAGTTGCTGCATTATTAAATACAACAGGCGTTCCAAAAGTTATTGAATTATCGGATGAGTCTACAGTTGCTACAACAGCATTTCCTGTATTAGCTCCACCATCACTGTAAGCAATTACAATTTTATTGTTACTACTATCAAAAGCTACAGCATTGTATATAGAACTGGCACTTTCATAGGTAGCTTCAGATCCAAATGTTGCTGCAATAGCAGTTCCAGATACCTGACTAACAGTACCAGTGCTATTAACTAATACAGGCTTACCATTTGTAATCGCACCAGATGCAACAGCTTTATATTTACCTGCTTGTTTAGGGGGAACGTATGCTACCATTTCTTACCCTTTCACAATCAATGTAGAACCAGCTACTGCTGTTCCTGCTGTTACTGATGGACTATCTGCTGTCTGACTTAATGTACCATCTGTTTGTACATAATATGTTTGGGCTGGTACTATGTCTTCTAGTATTCCAGCAGGTTGCAGAACTACTGATCTACCGTTATTGCTGTTATCAGCATCTCTATAGGTAAATACAGATCTTTTAGCATTAGAATCAAAACTAACGCCTACCCAAGATAATTCTCCACTATAAAACACAGCGGGAGAAGTAAATGATATTGATGTCCCTGACACTGTACCGATTACAAATGTTCCGTACTCACTATTACCAATATCTTCATAACCAATAATTACTTTATTAAGGTTACTATCAAAGTCTATTGCTGTGTAATTTACAGAAGCACTTTCGTACACAACAGCAGTTCCGAAAGATATACTAGTTCCGCTAACCGTTCCAACTATAGCAGTACCGTAGTTAGAGTTTCCTTTGTCTTGATAAGAAATAACTACCTTATTACTATTGCTATCAAATGTAATTGAGTTCCAATCGGACTCTGCACTTTCGTATACAACAGCAGTTCCAAATGAGATACTCGTTCCTGAAACGGTTCCCACAATAGCAGTTCCGTAATCACTATTTCCATTATCTCTATATGCGATAACAACTTTATTATTACTGCTATCAAAAGTTGCCCCCATGTGAAGAGCAAATGCGCTTTCAAAAACTACTGGAGTTCCGAAACTAATAGAAGTACCAGAAACTGTGCCTACAACAGCCGTACCGTAATTGCTGTTTCCTTGGTCTGTGTAAACAATAACAACTTTATTAGAGTTGCTATCAAAAGTTATCCCGTTTCTAGATGAGGTATTAGTGTTTGCACTTTCATATACAGTTGGAGAACCAAATGATATGCTATTGTCTGAAGTATCTATTGTTCCTACAATTCCAGTACCATAATACGAATTATCTTCATCTGTATATGCTACAACAATTTTATTGCTATTAGAATCATGTATGATCTGACTATCTGTTATTTTAACATTACTATTAAATGCTACAGGTGTACCCCAACTAATACTGTTATCAGAAGCATTTATCGTACCTACAGCAACAGTGCCATCATCATCACTTCCTGAGTCTACATAAGAAACAACAATTCTATTATTAGTGCTGTCAAAACAAGATGCAATACGAGATGTACTAGCAGACTCAAAAGAAACAGCAGTACCTAGAGAACTAGAAGCAGATGCTATTTGCGGTATATTATCAGCAATAGCACCTTTAGTATTTATTGTAACAGGCTGTCCAGTTGCTACTGTATCTTGTGCAAAGCCTATAAAGTTTTCTGATGTTAAAGAAATAGGATTAAATGTTTTTATAACTATGGCTTTTCCTTTATTAGAGTCACCTGCATCTACAAATGCTACTATATTTTTACCAGTATCAGGATCATAAATAACACTGGTATAAGCCGTGCTACCCTCTTCAAACACTATAGTTGAACCAAACGTAATATCTGTACCGCTTATAGTACCTGACTTAAACGATCCTTTATTAGAATTACCTTGATCTTTAAAAGTAAATACAGTTTTTTGTAAACTTGCATCATATACAGCATCGTTAGAAATAGCTTGACCATCATCAAATTCAGCCTCTGTTCCAAAACTTACATCTGTTCCACTTATTGTTGCTACTCTAGCTTTTGCTGTACTTGAAGTTTGATCCCTATAAACTAAAACTGATTTCTGTGCATTAACATCATAAGCTCCTGCAAGTGTATCAACTACATTAGTAGATATAGTAGCTATAGTTCCAAAGCTAACACTTGTTCCACTTATTGTTGCTACTCTAGCTTTGGCAGGTGTATCACTACCACCAGATAAATTTTGATAATAAAAGATTAAATGCTTTTGAGCGTTTACGTCATATATAACATTTGGCTCTCTAGTATCCTCTGTTTCAAACTCTGCTGAACTACCGAAACTTATGCTTGTCCCACTGACCGTACCTACTATTGCTCTGCCATCGTCATCGTTATCGTAGTAAGTAATTAAATGTTTCTGAGCATTTACGTCATAGGCAATATGAGGCTCATTGCCTTTAGTAGCATCATACGTTGCTTCAGATCCAAAGCTAATACTATTGTCTGAAGGATCAACAGTAGCTACTATTGCTCTACCGGGATTTGAATCTCTATAAACAATAACTATTTTACTAGCATTAATATCAAAGCTAGAATTAAACATTCTAGTATTAGCAGATTTAAATACTACAGGACTTCCAAAACTAATACTATTATCACTAGAATTTACCGTACCTACAATAGCTGTACCGTAATAGCTATTTCCACTATCTTGATATGCAATAACAATTCTATCTGCATTTGTGTCATATACAGCAGAAGCTCTTAAATAAACTTGGTCAGCGTCAAACACAACAGCAGTTCCTGTTGCACCTCCAGTTGGAACACCTACAGTACCATCAGTATTCACAACTACAGGCTTACCTCCAGTAATAGCACCAGAAGCTGTACCTTGTGTCTGCCTAGATAACTGTGGGTTATTACCAACGATACGCATAGTAATCCTTACTCAGCGTTAGGATCTACCCAATCGGAGTTGTTAGTCCAACTGGTTCCATCAAAGAAATGCTTATTGCCTGACCAACCATCAGGCGCAGTCACATCTTCATGCATTGTTGCATTGCTACTGTTAAGATCAGCGATATAGAAATCTACTGGATCACTACCTACTGTGATCATGTCAGATCCCATCGTTACTGGTTTATCATCAGCAAATACATATTTACTTAATTTAGTTGAGTTCTCTACGATTGTCTTAGCCATTTGTGTATTATCCTTTCACAATTAAATCACTAGCACCTATTGCAGTTCCTGCGATTACTGATGGATCATCTGCGCTAGTACCCAATGTTCCATCTGTTTGTACAAAATATTGTTGTCCTATGGTGAGGTCTTCATCTGTTCCAGCATTAACTAAAACTATTGCAGTGCCGTAGTTACTATTTCCAACATCTCTATACGTTATAACTGTTCTATTATTACTACTGTCATAAATAGGAGTTGAATATGTAGAAGTTGCAGCATTAAATACAACAGGTGTTGCAAAAGTTATATCTGTACCTGATACTGTGCCTGTTACCACTGTTCCTGCATAATATGCACCATCGTCACTAATTCTCATATAAGTGATTATTACTTTATTAATTCCGCTATTAAAGGTAGTATGAGTTCTACTTTCTATCTCAATTTGAGCATCTTTAAATACAGATTCACTACCAAAACTAATGCTAGTACCAGAAACTGTACCTACGATAGCAGTACCGTTTTGACCGTTTCCTATATCACTATATACAATAACTACCTTGTTACTATTGGAATCAAAAGTAATACCACCTACTTTAGTTTGTGCTGCATTAAATACCGCTGCTGAACCAAAACTAATACTGTTGTCTGATGAATCGACAGTGCCAACAATAGCAGTGCCATGTTGAGAATTTCCATGATCTCTATACGCAATAACTACTTTGTTACTATTAGAATCAAATGTTATTGCTTGTTCCTCTGGATTAGCACTTTCATATACAACAGGAGAACCAAATGATATAGATGTGCCACTTACTGCCCCTACTATAGCAGTAGCATAGTTACTATTTCCTTCATCTCTAAATGATATTACAACTCTATTTACATTACTATCAAATGTAATTGAATGATCACTTATAACAGCATTTTCAAACTCAGCAGCAGAACCAAAACTAATGCTAGTACTAGAAACTGTACCAACTATTGCATATCCATGACCTGAATCACCACCATTATTATACGCAATCACAACTTTATTATTACTACTATCAAAAGTAAGTACATTTTGTGAAGTTGCTGCACTATTATATACAACAGGAGTTCCATAACTTATAGATGAACCACTTACAGTAGCTACTATAGCTGTACCATAATTTGAGTTTCCAACATCTCTATATCCTATAACTACTTTATTGCTGTTAGAATCAAAGGTACTTGCAATCCAAGTAGAATCTGCACTTTCAAATACAGTTTCATCTCCAAATGCGTCAGAAGTAGATGCTATTTGCGGTATATTCCTAGAAATCGATCCAGTGGTTTTTACAGTAGCTTTTTGTCCATTAGCATATGCTGCGTTTGCAAAGCCTATAAAGTTTTCTGAGGTTAGGTTTAAATCACTTCCATTAAATACAACAGCCTTACCTTTATTACTATCTCCACCATCTGCATATCCTACAACTACCTTATTACTGTTACTGTCAAATGTTATACCAGGTGTTCCTGGCGCACCAGCTTCATAAATAATAGCGTCTGCTAACGTAACTGAATTACCGCTTACAGTTCCTACTATAAACTTACCTTTTGAATCATCTTGATCTCGATAAGCAATAACTATTTGATTACGACTAGTATCAAAAGTTGCTCTTGGATCACTAGGAGTTGAAGTTTCATAATTAACAGCAGTTCCAAAACTACCAATGCTTGTTCCGCTAACTGATCCTACAATTACTGAACCTGCTGAAGCACCATTATTAGTATGAGATATAACTATCGTATTATCATTGCTATTAAAACGTGGTCTATTGTGCTGTGATGTGTATGATCCAAAAACAGCAGGTGTTCCAAATGAGATACTTGTTCCGCTAACTGTTCCCACGATAGCAGTACCATAGCTAGAATTACCTGCATCTCTATATGCAATAACTACCTTGTTACTGTTGCTATCAAAAGTTATTCCACAATTTCTTGAATCGGCAGCTTCAAATACAACAGCCGTACCAAAAGAAATACTATTATCTGATGGATCAACAGTGCCAACAATTGCTGTACCGTGTGCGCTATTTCCCTGATCACTATAAGCAATTACAACTTTATTAGAATTGCTATCAAAAGTAATCTGACTTTCTTCTGGATACGCACTTTCAAAAACTACTGGCGTTCCAAATGAGATAGATGTCCCACTAACCGTTCCTACTACAGCAGTACCATAATTTGAGTTACTTCCATCAGCATAAGCAATTACAATTCTATTACTATTACTATCAAATGTAACATCCTCATAAAAATGATTGCCACTTTCGTAAACTGCTTCTGATCCAAAAGAGATAGATGTTCCAGAAACATCACCTACAATTGCTGTACCATAATTACTATTACCAGAGTCTGTAAAAACTATAACAACTTTATTACTACTGCTATCAAAAGCAGCACTTGCTGCTCCTGTACTAGCAGTTGCAAATACAACAGCAGTGCCTGTTGATGCTGCACTTCCGCTAATACCGCTAACAGTACCAGCAGAGTTTACAACAACTGGCGCACCATCTGTTATTGCACCACTAGCAATAGCTCGTACTTCAGCATCTAAAGCTATGTCACCGACAGATCTCATTTAAGTTCCTATGAAAGTTCTTCGTATGTAACAGTGTATGTTAAATCGTTAGCTGCACTTGCAGTAACACCAAGAGACTTATCTTCTTCTAAGTATAGCCCCACGTTTTTATCTATAATAACTACGAATGAGTCTGCTGGTACTGCTATAGTAGAAGCAATAACTACTGCTGTTCCTGCTAAATCGTCATTCGGATATATTGCTACAGTAACAGTAGCTGAGTTTGTACCATCTACGTTAGATATAATAAGGCTGTTTATTTTCATTACCTTACCAGATGATGCAGGATTATTTACAGCATTAACTGCTGAAGTTCCTGTTAATAATGCGGTTGCTGTCTTTGCAGTAATGGTTGCTACATTGACAATATTAGGTGCTGACATATTTTATCTCCTTTTAGCCAAATACCATTGCCATTGCAATAGCCTTACCTGTCGATGCTCTAGCATTCAATTGTGTTTGTATGTTACTTGTTACACCGTCCAAGTAATCATATTCTGTATTGGTAACACCAGTATCATACAAATCTTTAAGATAGTTCAATTCAGTTACAGATCCATTATACCCATCTAATTTATTTATCTCTGCACCAGTAGATGTAATGGCTGTACCTGCATAGTTTAAGTTACCTGCTGCTATATTTACTTCACCAGTTCCTTTTGGTGTAATGTCTATGTCGATGTTAGAATCATCACCCATAGCTCCAACAACTACAGATCCACCTGTTGCTGCGTTAGTTATCTCTACAGCATTTACGGCAGAACTCGCTGTCTGTAATACTATACCTTCATTACCGTTTGCATCAGCAATAAAACCACCATCAACTATCTTAGGTGCAGTTAGTGTTTTGTTTGTAAGTGTTTTAGTAGTACCAGCAAAATAAGTATCAAATGTATCTACAGATGTTTGTCTCATTGTACCTGCATCGTTAGTGACAATACCATCACTACCTGCAACTGCTGTAGTACCTACTGAGGTGTCACCATCAGAACTTGTATTGATTTCTGTACCTGTAGCTTGAACACCTTGAACATCCCTGTTAGCTTCTATATATGCTTTGATACTTTGTTGTGTAGCTAGTTTAGTTGCACTATTACTACTAAAGTCATCTTCATCAGCTATGTCTGTAATTGTTATTGTACCGTCTGACAAACTTCCAAAGGTAACTGTGCCTGTTGATGTAATATTAGATGATCCAGTATTTATAGCACCAAATCCAGAAGTAATACTACCACTATTTAATGCACCTACTGTAGTAGCTGCTGTAGTTACTAGATTAGGCATTGCAGTTATTTCATCGTCAAAGTATGCTGCTAAGTCTGTTACTGCAACCTGTTTCATAGTGCCATCATCATTAACAACTACTCTGTCTGCATCTACTATAGTAGTGCTTGATGCTGATGTACCACCATCCATAATATTTAATTCTTCAGGTGTAGCTGTAACTTGCGTTGTACTTACTGCTGCTAATACTGGAATTGTTCCCGATTGATTTGGAAGATTAATTGTACGATCAGCAGTTGGATCTATTATAGTTAATGTAGTTTCATGGTCATCAGCAGTAGCACCTTCAAACACGATTGCATTAGCTGCATTCATTGTAACTGTATCTACGATTGTCTGTGTGCCATTTACTGTTAAGTTTCCTGTAACAGTTAAGTTATCGTTTACAGTAACTTCAGAGGTTGTATGACCTATGCTAACAGGAACACCACTAGTTTCTGTGGCTATCTTTAATGTACCTGTAGAATTAGCTATGAGAGAGTCAGTGCCATC